TTGTTCCCCGATTTGTTCCCCGAAATTATTTTAGGATTTCGGCGAGGGCGTCGTGGTTGGCTGCGCTCCGTTGATAGTGTCGGCCGCATTCCGAACCAGCGTCAACCAGTCGTTGAACCAGCTTTTCCAGCTCGGTAACTCGGGCGTTAAGAGCGTCTGCGGAATTTCCTTCGGCGCTTCGGCGACGGTTCGCGTCGCGCAACCGGGCGCGATAGCTATCAAGATCGCCGCGCAGAGCGTCGTACTCAGACGACGCCAATAAGATAGTGTCCGTCGCTTTTGCAAGTCCTGCGGCATGGCTTTCCTGCGCCTCCTTCAGCGCGATGGCTTGCGCCCTTTCCATCTCGGCAATTTGCTTCTCGTACTTCAACTCCGCCGCGTGGTAGCCGAGGTAGGCGCAGATTAGAAGCAGGCACACACCTGCGGCAGTGGTTATAAAGCCTTTGTTCACTTCTTCGCCTTCTTCACTCGGCGGCCTTGGCGGTAGTCATAGGCTTCCTTCAGCATCCACGCGAAGCAACGCTGGTCTTCCTCGTTCAACTTCAGCGGGGCTTCGGCTTCATCCTCGCCATTGCTGATGCGCACGTCGATGTAAATCTTGCCGCGGACGCGGCGCATGCGGAGATCGATACCCTTGCCGGTGAAACCTTCTTCGGATAAATACTTCTTGCTCATTTCTTTGTCCTCTTATCAAAACGCGCGGCGTAACCGCGGCGGTCTACGTGAACGAACGTGTCATAGATTCCCACGCCGCCCGTCACGTTCAAACGGCGGCAGAGTTCCCACAGCGTGGGTAAATCTTTCTGATCCTCCGGCCGGATATCAGCGGCCAGCCCTTGGGTGTGGTAGGAATTGGGAACGCCGCCCACGTGTGCGTTCCGCGACGGACTGCGATAGCCGGACGTCACGATGAGGGGCTTACCGAAAAGGAGACGCACACGGTTTAAAAAATCCACGAGTTCTTGGCGCACGTTCATCGGGCCCCAAGGGGAGGGGGCGCCGTCGTGGGAAGCAAACTCTTTGCTGTCGAAGAAGCCGTCTTTCATCCTTCCACCCCCGTGCGCTTGCGCAACAGGGCGAAGGCAAAGCTCACGCCTTCCTTCCCGGCAAAGCCGCCGAGGCCGGAAAGCGCGCCGTAAAGCTTCACGTCCAAACCGTAGGATTCGCCCGCAAGGGCAATGAGAAAGCCGATGAAGCCCGACAAGGCCACGGCCCAAAAGAACTCCCAACCCGAGAAGGGCTTGCCTTTCTCCCGCGAGTTGAGATACATGAGTGCTTGTGCCATAGCTGCTACCCCCGTACAAAAGAGGTAAGGAAAGAAACCGTGCTGATTGTCCATGGTGCGTCCTTTATCTGTACGTCCATTGTGTGGTACAAATCAGCCGTCTTTCGTCACTGACGAAAGGACTTCGCGGAATCAGCTATGCTTCCGCGCAGAGTACCTCGAGTACCATGCCCTTCGCCCGGTCGAATATCTGTGCAAACCTTCGACCGGGCTTTCCTTTTATTTGCGCAGGTTCTTCTCCGACCGGCGGCGCAAAGTCTCAAGTGTCTTCTCCACGGCGTCGTCAAACCAGTAGGTGCTGAGGCCGATCCGGACGGGCGCGGGAACTTTCCCCTGCCTCACCCATTTACACAGCGTAGTTTCACTAATACCCAGGGCGTCCTTTAATTGCTGACGCGAAATCATTCCTTTAGGTGCAGTCATGCTTTAATCTCTTAAGGGTTATTCCTAAGTCTTCTGAGATGCGAAAGTTTTTTGGATCGGTCGGAGCTTGTGGGACTCAGCCCATGCGTTGAACGCAGTTCGGCAATCGGAACGTTCCAAACAAAGATAGCCGTAAGCCATCAGCACACCGTGGATTCGTTCTTCAAGCGGCAGTTCCAAGATGCCGCGGTGATCTTTCCGGAATCGCTCGGGGAGGCTCCCCCAAAACTGTCCCGCCAAAACCCCCACATCTAAGGCGGCGCCGGAGCGCGTGCAATAGAAAGGCATCCTCGCCACCGGCGATTCGCGCACCCTGTCTTTCCGATTCGTCGCCCAATCTTTCACGACGCGTAAGGCGTGTGGATAGGTTCTTCCGAACTCTTCGCACAGATAGAAGGCCAACTCCGAAGCGCTCACCCATTCTTGCGACAGTTGATCCAGGCGGTTGTACATTGCCAACGTCTTCGCCTGCAGTCCTCCGCGACGGCTCATGTTTATCTCCTCGTATCCAAAATGAAATCCAAAACATCTTTCTTCCCCTGTAATGCCTGAAGGACGGCATAGTCCAAAGTCTTTTCCGCAACGATGCGGTGGATGAAGACGGGCCGCGGATGCCCCGCCTGCGCCTGGCGCGTGGGCCCGATACGCTCACACATCTGCGCGTATTGCTCGTAGTTGTAGCCGCAGCCGAAGAAGACGAGAATGTTTCCGCCGTCTTGCAGGTTGAGGCCGTGGCCGCAGGAAGCGGGATGCGCGAGAAGCATCGGAATCTCCCCCGCATTCCAGCGGCGGATGGTTGCGGGATCGCGGTCGAGGAGCTTCGCCTGGGGGAACGCCCGCATAATGCGTTGCGCCTCATGGCGAAACTGATACGCGACAAGGATCGGTGCGCCGCAAGCCTCTTCAACGACGCTCCGGAGTGCATCGATCTTGGCCTCGTGGATCGGCGCGTAGGCGGAATTGTCCTCGTTGTAGACGGCGCCGCTTGCGATCTGCAGGCACTTCCCCATCTTGGCGAGGGCGTTCACCGCTTCGAGCTCTTCGCCGTCTTCGAGGCAGACGTAGAACTCGCGCTCCATCTTGTTGTAAATCTCACGGGCGGCCGTGGGCAGCGTGACGACGATATCGTTCACGATCGGCTGAGCGATATCGAACCAGTCCTCCGCCTTCACAACAATTGTCATCGGCTGTAGCTTCCGCTTGATCTTTTCGTCGGCGCCATCCTGCGGAACGTACTTCACCATGTACGCTTCGCCGCCCGTCTTCACCGGGTAGAAGAAGGCCTGTTCGTACGCGGCCATTGTGCGGCCAAGCGTCGCACCCTTGTCGATGAACCAGGCTTGCCCCCACAGATCGATGAGGCCGTTTGCCGTCGGCGTACCCGTGAGTTCGATGAAGTGCGGGGACTTGAAGGCGACAGTCGCCAGGGCTTTCGCACGCTTCGTGCCGGAGCGAAGACGAAAGCCCTTCAGCCGCGTGGCTTCATCGCAGACGACAACGCCGAACGGCCATTCGCCTTTCAACGCCTCAACGAGCCACGGGAGCTGCTCGTAGTTCGTGCAATAGACGTCTGCCTTGGCTTCGAGCGCCGCCGCCCGTTGCTTTGCCGTGCCGACGATGACGGACACGCGGAGATCATGGAGGTGATCCCACTTGGCGATCTCATCCGGCCACGTGCTCTGAGCCACGCGCAACGGCGCGACGACAAGCGCCGGGCGGGACGTGAAGAAGTCCCGGATATAGCGCAGCGCCGTGAGGGTGGATACCGTCTTGCCGGTACCCATCCCCGACCACACCATAGCCCGCGTACGGGACAAGATGTGGTCAATGATGAGCCGCTGGTAGGGGCGGGGGGCGAACTGCTTGCTCACAATACCCCCGCAAGGTGAGGCACAAAAACGATACGATCAAAAAGGTAGGCCATAGTAGTACCACCGATATCCTTTCACGACGCCGCATTCCTTCGCGGCGCGCTTGATGTAATCCAATAAATCCGGGACGCCCTTGTATGCCGGGGCCCGCTTTGACGGGACAGACCGCGGGTGCTTGATCTCCAACTCTCCCTCCACCGGGCGCAATGGGATGCACCGCTTCGTGCAGAACTTGAGGCAGTCTTCGGTCGTCGATTTGGGCGCCCGATGAAGCACTGCCTTCCACAGAGACCTGTCCGTGCGCCACCCATATCTGCGATGCAGATAAGAAAGCAGGCGATCTACACGGTACTCGAGCGCCTCCATCCCACGTTCCTGCAGAAACTCGCGAGCAGAAGCGGCTGTCGCGACGGAGTAAGCCGCGGCATAGGCCGCCGCCACATCCGTCACATGGAGGGTTTCACGCTCTTTCATTCTCTGCGCGCTCCCTTCTGCGCCAAAACGCCCACAGCTCGTAGGCCATAAGGCAAATCTGACGCTCCGTTCGGCCGTCTGACAGCGAGTACCGATCGGCGATGAGTTTGGCGACGTCGGATGCGGTGTCGTAAACATGCACCTCACAGCCCGACTCGGCCATCACTTTGTGCTCACGCAACTGGTGCTTCTTCGGCTTCTCGCCGGGCGCTTTCACCTCGACCCAAAAGTGCCACCCGGGCATCATGATGAAGAGATCGGGGGCGCCGATATGCCCAACCCAAGACGTCTTACGGACTTCGCCGTGGAGTTCTTTGATTACCGACTTGATCGCGGCAACAACTTTTCCTTCGGGAGTCATTCTTTTTCCTCCTTTTTCGTAACCGCGCCCCAGTCATCGACAATCCATCGGCCGTTGGGGATGCCGCCGAAAATCGTTGCCCAAAGCGTTAAGATTCCGCGCCGGATTTCTTCTACCGTCTCGGCAAGAATGGGCTGGTTCGTCCATGGCATCGGGTACAGCGCCGGGTTCTTAAGCGCGGCCAGTCGAGCATCTACGAGTTGATCGATGTAAGGGACGTCCTGAGGCTTCACCCAATCGCCGCAGATACGTATCCCTTGCACCATGACAGACACCTTCACGCTTCCTGCCGCATAGCCGCAGGGGCCGATCTTGACTTGGCACACAAGAAGGGTGTTCCCGGTGTCCATGCTCCAATTTGAGACGAGCGGGTGGCCGTAGAACGAATCGCTTTTAGCAGTCATTCTTCGACCTCTTCATCCCACGGGCGGAAACGGTCAATCACCATACCCGGAAAGAGGGAGCGGTAAAGGCGGGGGTCGGTACTATCGAAACAAAAGCCGCCGTCGAGGTATCTCAGAATGGCTCGGAATGGCCGCCCGGTATCGTGATCGTGTCCTTCACACCGCAAAGAGATATCCTCCGGTGGCGTCACTTCGGGGTAGTTGTTCCACGCGTTGGGGTCGTACGCATGTTCTGCGCAGATCGCTTCTTTTTTGATGGATAAGATACCGCCGACCGCGCAAGTTTCGTGGTTGCTAATCATCGCGTGGACGTAGCAGAACCCGTCGTCGTATTCACCCTCGCAGGCTCTCTGCAGGTCTTTGCCGAACCCCGGGAAAACTTTCTCCAAAGCGGCCTGGTATTCCTTGTCTTTCAGTTTATAGCGGATCATTCAGCAGCTCCTTCAGGATCAAGCTTGTCGGCCATAGCAGTAAGAACCGCGGCAAGTTTGCGGGCTTCGTCTACAGTGAGGTAGTTGCAGTTGTCGTCCCTGTCGAACGTGTCGAGTTCGATCGTCTTATCGAATTCGTAGGAATAGACAGAAACACGCTCGTTGATTTCAATCGATTCTTCCATTTTTATCTCTCCTTCCAACCGACGTTCTGCAACCGGTGCACCTCACGCGCCTCGTCCGCACGGCCCTGAAGCCAATCCACGAGATCGTTGATGTCCGCGGGGATGCCCTCAAGGATCGTTGTTACCTTGCCCTCACTTTCGATACCGACGGCAACCGAAGGCTGATCCTTTTTGCCGAACGCCTCCGCGATAAAGATGAGCTTCTTGCCGTCGCCCAGCTTACGTTCACACTGCATCCACATCTTTATTTCTCCTTGTGTTCTTCCTCACGCTTCATACGCGCCTTGTACCCGGCGATAAACCCGTGTGTTTCAGCGAACGCCGCCAACAAACCGGGGCACGATTCCGGGTCGAAGTGCTCTTCGAACTCGACCTCGATCGCGGTAATCAGCCGGTCGATTTCGTCAAGGTCTTCAGGTTTAAGATCAGTCATCGCTTTTCCCCTCCATGCTTATCCTCGTCCACCAGTCGGGGGCGTTGACTTCGGCCCAAGCAATTTCGTCGCAATCGTCGGGGCTAAAAGTATTTCGTTTGGTGACGTACCACGAGCCATCCTTTCGCACACGCTTGCTGATGACTTCATAGAAGTTCTTTGTCCACCCCATATACCCGCGGTGGAACTCAGCCCTCCCCCGGATCAGGGTTAAGAAAACAATATCCGCTGAAGCGTTGGGCCACGTGGTTCTGTCCTCGGGGTCAAACCGCTTCCAATCAATCTTTCCGGTCTCAGTCATCTTTCTTTTCTCCAATTGCGCCAATCCATGCCAAGCCCGCTTGCTAGGCGTTGTTCGCACTCATCCAAACGACCCACCTCGATTGCCTTTAAAACCGCTCTCCTCGCGGCTTCCTTCGCCCACTCTTCCTCAGGCTTAGTCCCAAAAATCGAAGGCAAACGAATCGTGGTTTCAAACCGTCGCCCTGCATACCACGGGCTATCCAGATAGACGTACGCGGTATACGTCCCGCCCTGTCCCTTCGGAATCTCCTTTTCCCACCGAACGGTTACGTCCAATAAATCCAAAAAATCAGGCTCATCCATCGTCGACCAGCGCTTACTGAAATCAACAACGAACTCCCATACCGGCGGAGGCGGTGAAAAGCGAATGCCCATCGTCACCCAGCCGCAGTCCATCGCTTCTTTCAAAAGGTTCTCGCTCATGGCTCGGCCCCCAATGCTTTCCACACTCCGTCGATATCCCCAGCGCTGAGGCGGTCAACTGCCTTAATCACTTGCGCCTTCAGGGCTTCGAGCTCTGCCTTCTCCGGACAGACGTCTTCGGCGATGATCTCGGACTTCGGGATGCCGATGGTGACGAGAATGTCGCTGCGGTACTTTTTGTCCCAATCTTCAAGACAACTCTGTCTCAACTCGTTTTGAAATTCCTCCGACCGGATGTACCGAGTCAGAAAGTCCGGGTCTTTCAGTTTGAATTGCATTGCCATATCACTCACTCCAACCAAAATTCGGGGATGCGATCCCTGTGTGTTCTTGACGGTTCTTGTCCTTATTGCTGTATTCCATTCCCCTTATCATTTGTAATTCCTCCAATCGCAGGTGCTGACGACGGACAGTTCGCCCAGTACGCCGCGCACCATCCGGTCGTCAATCCCTTTGGCCTTGCCGCGGCGCAAAAGCGTCTGCATCGCGAAGAATTCCCGCAGCGTGCGGTTGGGTTCGACTTCGAGCGAATCAGTAATAAAGTCCCGGGAGGCCCCGACGGCATCGCGGATGGCGTTCAACTCCGCCGACGTGCAGATAAACGTCGGCTCCTTGCTTGCGTCCGTGCGCCGGTCGTAGCCTTTCTTCACGACGTCCATCAGCGCCTGGCCGCCCTTGTCGAGCACCGCCTGGGCGTTTATTCGTTCGGCTTCGTCGAGGTAGTTGCGGCTCACAATGCCCGTAAGGGCGTGGTTGATGAGCGTCTTCATGCAGCTCAGTTGCTCGACCGTCGCGACACCGCGGGGGAGGGAGATTTCCGCCGCCAACGCCGTGCGGTTAATCATGTCCTGTAGCCCCGAGATATCCTCCCGGGCAACGCAGAGCGTACGCACCGCCTTCGGGTGGTAGGCCTTGCGCGGTTTCTTGTTCTTCGCCATGGCTAACTTCCGATGCGGGTTAAAAACGCGCTTCCGGAGAAGGCGACGGCCACCGTCAAGCCGATGGAAACGGCGCTCGAGAAGAAGTAGGCAAAGAGCGAGTACACCGCCGCCCAAAACACCATGCAGATCAGCACCGAGAGGAAGACGATCCCCAGTAAATCTATCGTGCGCATACCGCCTCCTTGATCTGAGCCGTGGTTTTGAGCGTCGGATTGCAGCGTTTCTGCGCCTCGATGTCGTGTTCCGTTTTGATCTTGTAGGCGCACTCACGCAAAGAAAGCGCGCAGGTAACGAGCTCTTCCGCGGCGTCCGTGAGCACGCGGGGGCTGCTGTGAAGCGAGATTTCGATGATCTGGCTCATGCGCCCGACTTGTTTGAGCGAGGCGAGTATGCACATTGGCGTCGTATCGATTACAGTCATGAAAGTCTCCTTTATTTGTGATAGCGATAAGAGTTGAAGCCCGCCGCGGCCAACGGAAGTCCCTTTGCCCAACGGGGCAGAATCTCCATAGCTGCTTCGAGTTGTTTGAAGTCGTGCGCGTCGTCATCCGGCGCTTCCGTCAGGATTTCGTCGTGCACGGTGAGGATCGGTTTGAACCCCGCCCGATCCACGTTGAAAAGGGCGTTGCAGAGCACGTCGCAGGCCACGGCCTGGGTAATGTTTTCCACAGCTTTGCCGCCGTACGTCTTGATCCGCTGCCACTTGCGCGTCATCTGGTGCACGCCCATGTAGGAGAAGGTGCAACCTTCGTCTTCCGTCCCGACACGCGCAGAGGGGTAGAGGAGAGTGCGGTTTGAGGGCAGGGCGATGCCGAGCCATCCTTTCGATGCCCAAGTCTTCAGCCCGCGGTGCAGGTGCTCCGTGCAGTACGTCTGCAGGGACGCAACGCAGGCCTCCTCAACGCGCCCCCAAAAAGCAACGATCTGAGGATTGGCACGCCGCCACAGGCGCTTCACGCTGTCGCAGGCAATCCATACGTCGTGCTCAAGGCCGCAGAGGCGCTTCGGTGTCGTTGCCGCCCATTCGTACGCCCGTTCGGCCTCGTCGCGAACGTCCGCCGGGACGACGGGAAGTGTCGCTTTCGCCATGTCGTGAAGGTCGATGCCGTAACCCATGGCGAAGGTGACGAATGCCCCCGGGCCGCCGCCGTAACCCATAGCAAGTTCCAGTACCTTGCCCATCTGGCGCTGAGCTTTGGTGACGGATTCCACCGGGACGCTGAAAGCCTTGGAATACGTGAGTTTGTAAAGATCGGGGCCGGTACCCGCGTCGTACGCACGGAAGGCGTCGAGCTTCCACGACTCGCCTGCAAGCCACGCTAAGACGCGGCCTTCGATATTGGAGTAGTCGGCGACGACCATGCGCTTGCCCTCGGGGACGATGATCGCCCCCCGAAGACAGTTCGAGAGCACCGCAGGGAACTCGGAAGGGCTGTAAAGGAGGTCGAGATCGCCGCGTTTGACTGCCTCAATGGCGTCTTCGATCGGTTCGTCCTTCATCGTCGGGCGCGCTAAGTTCTGCGGCTGAAAGAGTCGGCCGGAGAAGCGCCCCGTGCGGCTTGCACCGCGGAACTGCAGGCATCCGCGCAAACGCCCGTCGGAGTTCGCACAGTCAAGAAGGGATTGGAATTTCTTCACACCTGCCTTCGCAGCGTTCAAGCGGATGCGCAGCAGTTCTTTCATGGGCTCCGGGAGATCAGGCGACTCCGCCAGGTGCTCGATTTCGCCCTTGCGCAGGTTCGCGAGTTCAATACCCCACGTGTCCTTGATGTAGTCGATCGTCGCCTGAGTGCGCGTCGTCGTGTCCAGGGCGCCGTCCGTGAGCTCCATCGTTTGCGCACGCAGTTCCGCCCCGTGGTGTTCCATCAGATCAACGGCCGCGCGGGCAAGATCAACGTCCATGAGCATCCCGCGACGGTTGATCTCGGCGTCCATAACGGCGAGGTCGCGCTCGCGCCCGGTGCGGTTGATCTTCGGGAGCCGCCGATAGAGCTCTCGTTCGGCTTCCACGTCAAGGCGGCAGTAGTTGACGAAACGCTTCCAGTCTTCCGGGTTCGTCTCGCGGTTCTTCACGCCGTCGGCGCGCGGAACGCAGAAGAGGCGGATCAAACGGGCGCCGTCCTTGTCCTTAGCCTTGTCTTCGCCGAGTTTGTAGATGGCGCAGAGATCAGCCAAGGAGCCGGGGAGCCCGTGCTCGTAGGCGATCTGCATCGTATCTTCAACACGGTCGAGCGGCATGGCGAGCTCCGGCATCACGCGTTCGATAAACACGGTGTCGAAGTTCATGCCGTTGTGCCACACGTGGAAGTCGCTTCGACCGCCCTTTTGGATTTGACGGATCGCCGCCAAAAGGTCGTCCGGAACCGGCTCGTATTGCACCTGCCACACTTTGGCGGGCGCGTTGTCGATGGCATAACCCCACAAAAGGATTTTTGCCTTCGGGTCTTCAGCGTACTTATGAGTACCGAATTTGATCGGCGTCTCAGAGTACGTTTCGAGATCGCAAAACAGAAACATCTTTTACCCCTGTAGTTCGGATGTCTTCAAAGGAGGGCTGGTGCACGGCCGTGGGGTTGCGGTACCTCGGCCGTTTTGTTCACGTCGGCGAAGAGACTCCGAACGCCGCGTGTCCCGTCACAATGGCCTGCCCACACCAGTCCCCCTTTGAAGCCGCCCGAAAGCGGCTTTCTTTGGGGTTACATCAGGTCGTCATCGGACTGAGGAGCCTCCGGGGCTTCCAATTCATCGAATTCGTCGCGGCAGGAAGCGGCGGTCGCACCGGCTCCGAGCGGTTCGCCGTCCTTGGCGAATTGGACGCCGTTTAAGTAGGACGTCACGCCGCCGCCGTTCTTCGTGTAGCAGAAGACGTCGATGGAGCAGTTGACGTAGCAACCCGCGTAGGGCTTTCCCGCGTCCGCAGGGATGTTGTGCTTCTTCTGATCCAACACCGTCGGCGCGCCTTGTTCTTCCTTGCGCTTCGGCGTGATGGAATAGCCGCCGTCTTCGAGTTCCTTCAGCGGCCACGTCTGGTTCGACTTCTTGAACCGCTTCAGCATCTTGTCGGCGTCGCCGGGGTAGGCGGCTTCGACCGCCGCCCTGATCGCCTTTTCAATCGTCGCGAGGTTTTCGGAGTCCTCGTTGATGAGCAGGCCGATGGAGAAATTCTTCTTGCCCATGTATTCCTCGGCCGTGTAGAGCTTCGGGAACACGCAGCGGGCGTTACGGATCATGATTCGCTGAGATTTACCACTCATTTTGTTTCCTCAATTACGTCAAATTCGTCTCGGGTCGAGACAGAGATTGCAGGTCGAGCGTCGAACACGGGCGCAATAGCGGGCTTTCCGTCGCTCTGGGTAATCAATTGGCAGATCGCGTTCCACTGACGGGGGCCGATCAAGCCGTCTTTGTGCGCTCGTTCGGCTTGCGCCGGGGAGATGAGCGCGCGGGTGTAGAGAACGTCGCGGCGGATGCGCATGGAGTTCAACGCCTCTTCCGCGCCGGGGCCCCACTTGCGCGGGCCTTTGCGCCCGGCGACGATCTTGAAGCCCTCAATCTTTCCGCCGTCCATGAGAAGCGCCAGGGCTTTCGCGCGAACGGCGTCGCACCACTTTTCGATCGTCTGCAGCCACGGGAGGACGCGGGCGAGCTGGTCGGCCGTTTCCGGGAGCTTCGGCGCGTTGTCTTCAGCGGGGAGCACCTCGAAGTCGGCCGCGATGAGCTCGCGCGTCTTTGCCATGAGCGCCGGGCAGTTCGCCTTCGCTTTGCAGAACCGGCACTGCGATTCACCGGGGTTAAGGAACTTCAGCGCTTCGTCTTCGTGGCCGATAAGGGACTGAGCCTTGTCGGCGCAGGCGCGGACGCGCTTACCGAAGTCGGCGAGCTCTTCCATATTCCATTCGTACGTCTTCTCATGCGCCGAAATCCGGGGCTGATAGATGATGAGGCGTACGCCGGTGATCTCTTGGAAAATCCCGAATTCTTCGATGGCCGCGAGGGCGTAGATAGAAAGCTGAGGGTTCTTCTCGGCCTCGACCTCTACGCCCATGCCGTACTTAAAGTCGGCGATGGTGAGGAGGCCGTTGGCGTCGATCGCGAGAAAGTCAGCGGTGCCCTTGGCCCCGGGGCGATTCGTCACCACGCCCACGGGGAGCGCGCGTTCCGTTGCCCAAAACGCGAGGTTGCGCACGTCGAGATGAGCACCCAACATCTTCGCCCAGCCGCGGGCGTGCTCGATCATTTCGGCATCCTCGGTCGTCGGGAAGTAAGTGGTCGATTCGAACCAGGATTTGGCCGCTCGTTCGGCTTCCGCATGGGCGGCCGTTCCCTCTTCGGCGTACACCGAAGAATCGTCGCCATTGCCGTAGATCGTGCCGAGAGCGATGGCCCCCGGACAGATCATCCAACAATGAGCGGACGACGGGGAGAGAAGGTCGTGCGCCATTTAGAACCCCTCCTCGTCGAGGAACGATTCGAACGCGTCGAACTCTTCCCACGTTTCCACGTCGGAGGCGCGCTTAAGTTCGCCGCCGCGGATTTTCGCGCGAGCCCGATCGGCTGCCCCCGTGTTCTCCGAGTGGAGGAGGGCGGCCAGGCGTGTGCGCAGCTTCGACCGATCGGCTTCCGTCGGCGCATCGCCTCGTTCGGCTTTTTGTTCTTCCGCGGGCGCGGGTTCTTCAGCGGGCTTCGCCGCCGGGGCCGTGGCTTTTTTAGCCTCGGCCGCTCGTTCGGCTTCCTTCATTTTGGCGAGCGCGGCTTGTTCGATCTCGGCGGGCGAGCGGGATTTCTTCGCTTTCGCGGGCTGAGTTGCCCCTTCAGCCGCCTTACTGGGCTTTTCAGCGGGCGCCGGGGCGGCCGGTTTATCAGCTGCCTTTTCGGCGGCTATCCCGGCGGCCTTTTCAAGCGCGCTAATACGTTGTTCGATGCTTTCAAAGTAACGGATGATGTCCGGTGTCATTTCTTCACCCCTGTTATGAGTAGCGCGGCGACTGCTAAGCCGTGCGCTATCGTTTAGCCGTACTTTAGTGGTGCGTATTCGCCGATACGTCACGAATGTTTGATTATTGTCAAACTAAAAGCATCATTAAAGTGCTTAACGCTATTGCATTAACGGCTAAACAGGCGAATACTTACGGCTAAGCGTTATTGAAGCGCCTCAGCCGGGGCGCGCCTACCTACAGGGGTTCAAAAAATGGCTGATCTTTCTTTCTCAATCGCCGTAAAAAACGGCGTCCCTCATATCAATAGCGGCCTTATCTACTCGGCCGCTACTTTCGCTTTCGAGCGTATCGAATACAGCGCCGCTGAGTACGCCCGGGCTCAATCCGAGATCGCGGCGCATAGCGCGGAAATCAAGGCGGGCGAATTGAACGCCCTCCCGAAGTACGTGCCCGATCTCTCTAATTTCGAGGCCTTTTATTGCCTCGAATCTCCCGCTTTCCTCTAACTGACTGAAAGGACTTACACCATGATGATTAAGAACAACAAGGCAGCCGTACGCCGCGCCTACACCGCCGCCCGTGCGTACATCAATGCACACGCCGATAAGTACGGCGACGAAACGACTGTCCGCCTTAACGCGCTTCGCGTTGTACGTAATCAGCTGATCGAACTGCTAGACGAGATCAATCAGCCGCGCCCGGCCGCCTTCACTAACTACGGTGACTTAGAAAAGTGGTTTCTCAATGGCGCGCGGGATATCTATCAGCTTGTTTGCGGCGGCGGTTCCGTTTTCCCCTTCTTTACTACGGACGTTCTGCGTCTTTTCTATACCCCCGCTCAGGCCGCTAAATGGCACCTGTGGGCGGGCGGCAGGGGCCCGGCTGACTACGCCCGGGCGGACGTTATGGCGGTTGAAGCCGATTGCGTCGCCGTGGGTTTAACCCACATGTGGGCCGCGCTGAAGGCGACTCGCAACTAACCGGAGGGATTCGATCATGTATGCACAGTTAAACGTTACCGGCCGCGCCGTCACCGTAGGCGCGCTCACGATTACCGGCACCTTCGCCGGGGAAATGGAACCGACCGACCGCGTAAGCGAAGAAGAAACGCCGGGCGTGTGGTGCGCTGACGGCTCAGTATTCTTTGAATACCGCGGGCGCGAATACTCTCAGGACTTTTCGGCCGCGTGGTTCGATGATGGAACGTCCGATTATTGGGACGACAACGCGCCGCTGATGATTTACAGCGAAAAAGACGGCGGGATGATTGAAGCCACCGGCGCGGAATGCGCTGCCATCGAACGCGCGGCAAACGGCCCGGCGGCGCTGCATATGGCGATCTTATCCGCTCAGCGCGCCGCCACTGAAGCGGCGAACAGTAAGGCTCAGCGGTTTTTAGATCAGTGCGTAAGCGAAGGGGAGGCGTAGGCCATGAGTTGGACATATTTCACCGCGCGTATCTGCAGCGCTGATGGCGTTACGTATCGCGTGTTAGACGCACAGGAATACGTACAGGAATTTAAGTCACTGAACGCGGCTAAAAAAGCCGCTACGCGGCTGTACCGGGGAGCGGAAGCCGTGAGCGCCGTGCCGATTGTTTTCGCCGCGGTCGATTACTTCGACGGTGACGATAGCCATTTGGCCGCCCAAAAATTTGGGGCTGATGGCGAATGGATTAACGCAGTTTTGGACTGAAGGGGGCGGGTATGTACACGGCAAAGAAGGGCGGCGAAGTGCTGCAAAACGGCGCGCGGGCTATCCGCTACCGCGATTTACAGACGGCGGTTACAACGGCTTTTAAGTATGCGGTTAAACAGTGCCGCGCGCTCAGCGAGACTGACGCGGAATTCGACAAAACGCGCTGCGGTGACGCCGATACGGCCGAAGATTTTCAGGGCTGCGCCCGCTGGCCTATTGATAACCGTTTCGGCGTGATCGAAATCGAAAACGAGAAAACGCACACCATAGCCGCGCGTATCACGGCGCGCTTTTACAACATAGAGGGAATTAGAACTGCCGGTTATGAGCGCGTTAAATCGCCTTACGGTCGGACGTATGAAACACCAATAGACGAACGGTTTACCGGCGTGCGTTTCACTCTTACCACTGAGGTAATCGAAAAATGAGTTTTACCTACATTAAGGGTAAGTTTTACCCCGTGGAAATCGAAGGGCGCGGTTTTACCGCGGTGGCCATCACGGCGCCGTCGAACGTAGCGGACGGCCGCGGCCGTCTGTGCTGGCGTACTAGCCGCACGGGGATTTTCAAGTCCCTGGCGGAACTGCGCGCCGATATTGGGGATTGCGCTGCAGCTGAGTACTTCAGAACATTACGCCGCACCCCGGCGAAAAGGATAGCGCGTGAGCGGTTTACCGTCCCGGCTGCCTATGCGGATGAGTTCCTGAGCGCTAAAGGGTTAGCGCTTTACACCGACAGGCCGTTAGAGCTTTACGCCGCCGGGCGCCGTTACTGCGGAGTAAAAGCATGATTCGCACCGAATATACACTGCTGGCGGAGTACCGCGGCGGCCGGAAAGAGGAATTGTTAAACCACAAAGGGCGGCCGTGGGCGCAAGATTGGGGCGCTAAGCGCTACGGGGAAAAATACGTTACGGCCGCCGCGGGGCTGCAGTCGCTTTCTATCATCGTGCGCCGCTTTGCCCCGGACGGCCGTTGCTTCGACCTACAAAGGAAATGGGTTTACACCGCCTCAGCTTAATTTCCCTCCCCTTAACCAGTAGGCCGCGCGGCCTATTACCTCAGCGCCCGGCGTCAGTGGAATACACTGCGCCGGGTTTTTCTCTGTCGTAATCATCAGCTCCCCGGTAAGGGACGGCGTAAGAGTGCGAAGAATTTTCCGCCCGTCTAAATTCAAGACGAAAAAGCCGGGCGCCGGTGTCGTATCTTTCAGATCGATCAGTAATCGATCCCCGGGGATAAAACGCGGCGACATGATATCGCCCGAAACTATCCACCCGCGGAAATCATCCGGCGCCCGGCCGGGAAAGTTCGCCGTCATATCCGCACGATCAAACAAAACCCGGGGTTTTATCCCCGGGCGTGCCTCAGGCGTATGTAAAAGCTCAATTTCGAGCGCGTCGTTTTCTTTAACGCCGCCCTCAGGGCTCACGGAAAAAGGGCGCGGCAAACTTCCCGGCGCGCGGCCGTGATCTTCGCTCATCCATCCAAGCGGTAGGCCTAAGGCCTTTTCGATTTCGAGGCATTTTGCGGGGCCTAATGAGCGGGGGCCGCCGCCGGTGTGCTTTGTTCCGGAAGCAGCTTGATACAGGTAGGGATGGCGCCGGGGTAATCCAAGCTTTACGTTTATCTCAGCGATTGATCCATGCTTAGCGGCTAAAAGCTTTAGGTTTTCCCTTCGGACGTCACCTAAGGGCAGCGATTTTGTTTCAGTTTGTAACATAACTAGGTGTTTTTAGCTTAGTTGATTAGGGGGCGTCGCCGCGTTGTTTTATGCTCTTACGCTTTTTCGTGCGTTTCGGAGACTTTGCGCGGCTTTAACGCCTTACGCTTTTTCGTGCGTTTCGCAACATTTAGTTGCTTATGTTTCCTTTAGTCCTACGCAAACTGTGTTCAAAGTGTGCGGTAGTCTTTATTTCCGCACACTTCGCACACTTTTAAAGCCCTGTCAATAAAAGTCGTACGTGAGAGATAAAAGAAAGGCCTCACGTAAGGGGTTTTATGATCGGCCTTGAAAAGTGTGCAAAGTGTGCGGTGTAAAAAATTCCGCAGATTATAAGCAAAATTAAAGTTAAGGCTAACACCGCGGCGGCTTATCCACCCCGAAGCCGTGGAAAAACCGCGAATCCCTGGCGCGCGCGGCCGCTACCCTCAGCCCCATATCGCCGCCGATAATTTCCTTTGAAATCAAAGCACGACAATTAAACATAATTACAGTTATGTTGAATTATCGGGGGTGTTTTTCCTGCAAAATCGCGACGGGGTGGGGGGAGCCCCAAAGCCGCGCCGCGCCCCTTGGGGTGCTCGACCGGATGGCGGCGGGGGTTTCGGAGTGAAAAGAACTTTCGCGGCGAAAGTTCCGATAATTTTTCGGCTATGATGCGGGCTACGTGAGCAACTCGTCGGGAGCAGCGGAAGGTGAAGCACGAGGTGAACGAGCTAGGACGGCGCATAGGGGAAGGCCACCCCAGGGCACGCTACTCGGACGCCACGGTGGAGCAGATTCTGCGGGCTTCGGAGGCGAAGGTTTCGAGCCAGACGATCGGGGCATTGCTGAAAATGCCTTCATCGACGGTTCGATCGATTTTGAACGGGAAAGCACGACGGCAGGAGCCGAGCGTTTGGGAGAAGCGGGCATGGCGGCTACGACGAAAGCAAAGCCAATGAAGCGGGCACTGACTACCGCTTTGAAGGCGAAGCGGACGGCGGACGCAGGGCGCACTCCCCGCAAGCGCAACCAGGTGGTGCTTGCCACGAAAATCGCGGAGTACGAGGCGGTGATGCCGGAACTGTGGGAAGCCCTCAGGAACGGCGAAAGCGCTTCGGCGGTGGCGCGAAAGCACGACATGGTTCCGGGCAATCTTCGGAGCTACGCCTGGCGAAACCACCGCGAAGAGTACGACGCGGCTCAGAAGGAAGGCGCGGATATCCTCGCCGACCGGGCGGTAGCCGCGGCGTCTCAGGCGAACGAAGCGATGGAGACGATTGAAACGACCTACGCCGACGGATCGACGACGGTTGCGGTGAAACGCTTCGACAACGTGAACCGGGCGAAACTCGCCGCGGACTCGCTGTGGAAGATGGCGGCCACGAAAGACCCGGAACGCTACGGGTCGAAAGCGGGGCAGCAGGAAGTTTCATCGATCGCGGCGGAGATCGTCGCGGCACGTAAGCGTATTTGTTCCGAGACCACGTGAGCCGAGGCGGAGTACCTGCGGGGAAGAGCACAGTAGGGATCGTGCAAGGCCGATAAAGGGCCGGTTCTCGGAGCAAAAAATTTTCCTCAGGTGGGAAGCGAGTTCCCCGGGCTCGATAAAAGCCGGGGGCCAATTCCTTTTGTCTGGGCGTTCGCCCGGAGAGCGCTTAGACAAAAGGAATTCCCGCGAGTAACGCAAACTGTCGCTGCGCCAAAGCGGGGTTAATTCCTTTGCAGACGTTGGGAGGGGCGTAGCCAAGCGGTAAGGCATCGGATTTTGATTCCGTTTACCGGTGGTTCGAATCCATCCGCCCCTGCCATAAGTGCGGGAACCTAGCTTAACGGAGAGAGCGCCGGAAGTAAACCGGAGGGCGAGGTTCGAATCCTCGGGGGCCCGCCAGTAACGAAACAACACCCGCTACGCTGAGCTTCCGGTATTGCGCCCTCCGATCTGAGGGAAAGCTCACAGGATGATGCGCAACCGGGCGGGTTATCTAACACAAGCAACGCATCGCGCCAGGGCCCCCTGTCCCGGCGGTGCGGCCCCCGGAGGGCGGTAGGAACGGTTTTCGCCGTGCTCTCCGGGGGTGCTGATCGGGCTCATCCTCTAAATGAGAAGGATTGCCCCCAGGCTTCGGGTGAGGCTTGGGGGTTATTTTTTCGCCTTGGGTTAAGCGAAGCTTGATTTAAGTCAAAAGTGTGCGACGTATCCGCTTTGCTACTATGCTTTAATACGGCTTAACGTATTAGCAATGAAGGCTAAACAAAATGCTTTACCAAGGATTTACCCCGAGAGGAATTGTCGAAATTCTTCTGAATTTCGGCTGGTCACAGAAGGACATAGGCGATGCTATCGGCCGTAGCGACGTTGCTATCTGCAATATCGCGACAGGACGGTCGAAGCCGAAGAAGGAAACCGTTGACAAGTTGCTTGAGCTTGCAGAGCGCGAAGCGAAGAAGCTCGACGATCTTCGCGAACGCCTCGTCAACTATTTGGACGCCGCTAAATGACCACTTCTTTCATCCATCGCTACGGGCCTGAGATCGCCCACGATTACCCCGTCTGCGCCATTGAGCCGGGGCAGAAGCGCCCCATCGGTAAGGAATGGCAGAAGCATCCGCTCTCACCGGAAGAATGCCGCGATTACCCGAACGAAGCCGCAGGCGTCGGCATCATGTGCGGGCAGGGCGACAATCCGGTGTACGCCGTTGACGTAGACGTTTACGCCGATGCGGACTGCGCCCATGCCATCTACCACATGATCGAGGAGGTGACGGGCCAGGCTGATCTCCCGTACCGCGTCGGCAACTATCCGAAGCTTCTCGTTCCGCTCATTGGTACGGAAGTCGGTTGGAAAAAGATGACGACGGCCTGGTACGAGAAGGACGGCCTCCGGTCGCGCATCGAGCTTCTCGGCGACGGGCAGCAGTTTGTTGCGGCCGCCATCCACCCGGATACCAAACAGCCGTACGAATGGCACGGCGAACGTCTGGGCGGTTCGCTGATCGACATCCCTGAGGCGATGCCGATCGTTTCTCTGGCGAAGCTGCAGGACATCCTGCGGAAGGCTGAGAAGATTCTTGAAGCCCACGGTTGGCAGAAAGCGGACGGCGGTTCCGAAGTGAAGGGTACGGAGATTTCCGCCGACGAACTCGCGCCCCAATACCCGATCGGGGCTACGATTGAAGAAGCCCGTACGTGGCTGGCGGATATGCCGGGCAAGGACGATTACGACGTTTGGCTCAAAGTCGGTATGGCGCTCAATCACGAGTTCGGCAAAGGCGCATACTCGGAAGAAGCCCTGCAGGTTTGGGACGAATGGAGTCGGGGCAGTAAGAGCTACAAGGGCTTTGACGATCTGCTTTACCGTTGGACGGGTTTCGGGCGCCGACTCGGGCGCTCCGTCACCTGCCGCTGGCTTCAGTACGAGTACCAGCGCAGACACTTCGACAAGGCCGCGGAGCCGACGGAAGAAGGCCGCGCCGCGCGGTTTGCCTCGTACTTCCGAGGTTCCGTGCGTTATGCCATCGACACCGAACAGTGGTATCAGTGGACAGGGCTCTTCTGGCGGTTGCTGAGTCCGTCGGAAGCGGAAAGTCTCGCGGGGTACGCGATCGATGAACTGCTCCGTTTTGACATCGACGCGGCTCGTAAGGCGGGGAAAGAGGACGCGGAACTCGCGCAGTGGAACAAACTCTACCGTGCGATGCAGAGCGGCAACAAGCCCCGGATGATTCTCGCGGAAGCCCGCAAGTACAAGATCATTCACTGCCTCTCGACGGACTTCGACAGCAATGCTCGGTACTTCGGCGTCCGCAACGGTGCGATCGACCTTGAGACGGGGGCGTTCTGCAAACCCGAACCCGCGATGCTCATCAGCTTCCGGGCGGGTACGTCGTACGATCCTGAGGCGAAGTGCCCTACGTGGGAACAAACGGTGAGCGAAGCGTTCTTCGACGACCCCGGGATGATCGACTACGTGCAGCGGCTTTTCGGCTACACGATCCTCGGGAAGCCGTACGAAGAAGTCATGGCGATTTTCTACGGCAACGGCTGTAACGGTAAGTCCACGATCGTGAACGTCATGCGTGATCTCTTCGGGGACTACGGCCATACGGCAAGCGCGGAACTGCTTACGAGCGTCGGCCGCCGCTACAGTAACGCAGGCGGCGCCCGCGCTGACTTGATCGCCTTAAAGAGCAAGCGCTTTGTCGTCGTGTCGGAAATCGATCAGCGGGCGCGCATGCAGGAATCCGACATGAAAGCGCTGGTCTCGACGGACGAGGTGTCGGCCCGCGGTATGTATCAGTCGCAGATGAGCACCTTCCGTCCGACGTGGGTGGTGACGATGCTCACGAACTATCTGCCGACGATCGACGGTACCGACAACGGCGTCTGGCGTCGTATCCATGCCGTGCCCTTTGACCGCGACTTTGACAAAGACGAGACGGTGAAGAAGGACGTGCACCGCGCTGACAAACTCCGTGCGGAACTCCCTGGCATCCTCAATTGGGTGCTCGAGGGGGTGAGAAAGTACAACGACCGCGGGTTGAAACAACCGCCGAAAGTCGCGGCTGAAAGCGCAGAGTACAAGTCGTCGCAGGACATCATCGGTGAGTGGCTCAGCGAGCGGTGCGTGAGCAAGCCCGGCGCAGCGGCGCCAACGTCCGTGGCGTGGGCGTCGTGGGACGCATTCTCAAAGCAGAACGGCTACCAGCACGACATCAACAGCAAAGCAAAGCTCACGAGGGCCTTGGCGCGTCGCGGGTTCCGGGTGCAGACGCAATGGATGAACGGCCGTAACGTGCGTTGCTATATGGGGATATCCGTCGGGGATGACTTTGAGGAGTTGTTATGACGGGGCTGTTTGAAGAAATCGGTGTACGTGTTGACGCGGCGAATCGTGAGGGGCGGGCGATTCGCACAGCGCGGGATTTAGCCGACAAAGCAATGGGCGCATTAGAACGGAGCACACCCGCCAGCAAAGTAAAAGGGACTACCGTTTGTCAGGTTTGCGATTGGCTGGCGGAGATTTTCTGCCTGCTGGAAGCCCCTGAAAAGGAAGAGGATAAGCGTCGTGGTCGCGCGTAAAATCGTTTGAAGGAGGGCATGGTTATGGGACTGACGAGAGATCGTAACGCTCTGTTGAGCCAAGATGAAATCGAGGCCATTAAGGTGTGCCAAGGCATCATCAATCGTATGGCTGAGAATTCGGCCAAGGCGAAGAATCTCTTTTTCACAATCTCCGCCGCCTTTGTAGCGTTGCTGGGCTCATCGGCTTTCGAAGTCGATGAGCGGACGCTCGGCGGATACGCTGTGATCTCCATCGCGCTGTGGTACGTGGATGCGCGATATCTGCAGTTGGAGCAGATGTTTCGCGGCGTCCATCGGCGCATCATCAACGGTTGCCTGCCTTACTTGGACGCTTGGATGTTCAAGCCCACGAAGGAAGACGCGGCGTCCATTTGGAAGCTCATGCTTTGGAACTTCTCGACGATGGTGTACCCGGCGGTAGCGGCGGCGTTGATTGCGATAGCGTTACTTGCCAGCGCGTAGGCAGGCTTCTTCGATCCATTCGCCGATGTTTTCTGCCCCGTTGTTGCTGATCCAATGGTATTGGTTGATTTGGTAGCCGAGGCCGGAAGTGTAGAGGCCGTGATAGCTATAAGGATCGAATCCGTAGCCACAGATGCTGCCGTCTTTTCGGCGCATGCCGTCAAGGTGGACGATGAAGCGAGCCATGCACTTTTCACTCGCGAGTTGCAACTCGAACTTCACCCAATCACTTTGGTAGGTTTTCTCGCCGACAAAGAGGATGAGGCAGGAGCAGCCCTCCATGTTGCGTCTGATCCAATTCTCAATGGCCTTGGGATCGGTTAAGCCTTCTTCGGCGGGTACGCCTTTAATAAAACCGACTTCTTCGCGGCCTACGACGATCGGTCGGTTAATGATCTGATTGACGAGCCAGGCGTCGTCCCAATCGTAGGACGGGAAGACGATTCTGAATTTTGGTTGTGTTGTCAAAGTTTTCCTCCGTGAGGTGGTTAATGGGGCAGAGATTGCTGGGCCCTGCACCTGCAATCATCTCACGGGGGTCTTGGAAAAGAAAGGAGTAAGTATGACATACCCTGTTTGTCCCTTGCCCGAAGTTGAACTTCGCGGGCGCAAGGAGCGTGAACGCGATGCGGCTATCGCGGCGGCGTTCCACGAAATTGCTACTAGCGCCCAAGCCCTCGGCGCGCATCCGGCGAAAGTCCTTTTGTCTCGCATCGAACAGCTCTGCAAAGAATGCCGCGACACACTGGAGAAGCCGCTTCTCATGGACATTTTGTTGACGACCGAGTGGAGCTACGTGATTAAGAACGGCGATTATGAAGACGCTGGGTTTAGAGCCATATCGAAGGACGAAAAGCTCATGGTGATTATGTATCCGCGGGAAAAGGCTGCCGCTGTTTACCCTCTCGACGCCGAAGGCGGCATGGACGTAGATAAGGGGCCTTCGGTGCAGGAAAAGCTTGTCGCGTTCGACTGGAAACGCGCCATGGCGGTTTTCGATCGGCTGATGAGACGGCCCTGATATGAACCGCGCACTTTGGATAACGATTGCAGGAATCGTTGTTTTCCTTTTGTATACCTGCGTCGCCCCGGCGCTTTTGTCGTCGGACGACTTTATCTGCATCACACTCGGCTTGCTGGTCGTGGCATTGCCGATTGTGGCGGGGGCTATGTATTTCACTCTGAGGAAGAAAAATGTTGAAGAATGAAAACGGGTACGTCGGTGCGTTCACTGCGGCGGTGACGGCGCTTGTCGGCTTAGGCGCGGCGGCTTATGCGCTTTGGGCGTTGACGACGATCGAAGCTGGGTACGTCGGTGTTCGCGTGAACCTTTACGCCGACAAGGGCGTGCAGAATGAAGTCGTCGGTACCGGGCGGTACTTTCTCGGAATCAACGAGCAAATGTATCGCTTCCCGACGTTCAACCAGTTGAAGAACTACGAGCAGCCGTTCTTGTTCCAATCGTCCGACGCAATGGAAATCAAGGCTCGTATCGGCGTTGAGTACAACATCGATCCGAAGAAGGCGGCCACTGTTTTTGCCACGTACCGCAAGGGCATCGATGAGATTACGGAAGTCAACATCCGCCAATATATCTCCGATTCTCTCATCAAGAACGCGACGCTGATGGACGTGAACGCCATTACGCAGGGCGGCAAGTCGAAGCTTCTCGAAGACGTCACGAAGGAAATCCGCGCCAAGCTTGATCCGGTCGGCATCCGCATCGTGAAGCTTTCGTGGATGGACGACCTGCAGTACCCGGCCCAGGTGCGGGCTTCCATCAACGCCAAGATCGAGGCGACGCAGCGCGCTTTGCTCCGTGAAAACGAAGTCGCGCAGTCCAAGGCGGAAGCCGAAAAGCTCCGCGTGGCGGCGCAAGGTGAAGCCGATGCGCGTCTTACCCGCGCCAAGGCCGAGGCTGAGGCGATCGCCATCAAGGCGAAGGCACTGCGCGACAACCCCGGCATCCTGCAGTTGAACGCTATCGACAAGTGGAACGGCGTGTTGCCGCAGTACATGACAGGCGGCGCAACGGTTCCCTTTGTCCCGGTGAAGTGATTCCGTAGGTGCTCGTAGCCGTTCGTAGACGTCCGACAGCTGACGAATGAAAACGGACTTGAGTCCGACGATGCCCTTTCAGATCAACACTGAGGGGGCATTTTTATGGACTCAAAAACCGCGCAGCTTTTGGCGGAGGACTTGGCGGCTTGTTATGACGATCCTCTCCGTTTTGTCCTTTGGGCGTTTCCTTGGGGCACGATGCCGGAAATGTCGCTGGTGAAGCTTCCGGAGAAGTGGCGGGCGAAGTATCCGAACTGCGAATACGGCCCCGACGTGTGGGCGTGCGAATTGTTGGACGACGTGGGTCGCCAGGTGAAGGAGCGCAAGTTCGACGGCAAGCACGCCGTGGAGCCGATTCGCATGGCAGTGGCGTCCGGGCACGGGATTGGCAAAAGTTGCATCACCGCATGGATTGTGTGTTGGATCATGGCGACGCGTCCCAACTGTAAGGGCGTCGTGACGGCCAACACGGCGGCGCAGCTTGAGACGAAGACGTGGGCTGAAATCACAAAGTGGATGCGGCGCTCCCTCGTGAAGGATTTGTTTGACTGCAAGTCCACGTCCATCACGGCATTGGAGTCGCCGGAATCGTGGCGGGTGGACGCGCTCACTTGCCGCGAAGAAAACGCCGAATCTTTCGCAGGCCAGCACGCGGCTTCTTCGACGCCTTTCTACGTCTTTGACGAAGCGTCCGCTATCCCCGAGGCCGTCTACGACGTGGCTGAAGGCGGCCTGACCGACGGTGAGCCGATGATCTTTCTCTTCGGCAACCCGACGCGTAACAGCGGCCGATTCTTCGAGTGCTTCCACAAGCGCTCCAAGTATTGGAACACACGCACGATTGATAGCCGCAACGTCGCCATCACCAACAAAAAGCAGATCGCCCAATGGGAGGAAGAGTACGGGGAGGACTCCGACTTCTTCAAAGTCCGCGTGAAGGGCGAGTTCCCAAGCCAAGGCGCCGATCAGTTCATCCCGGCGGCGCGTGTGCGTGCGGCGATGGATCGGGGTTCTCTCGCGACGAACGCGGCGACGTGCGCCATGGTGGGCGTGGACGTGGCGCGGTTCGGCGACGACGACACGGTGATCTTTACCCGCATCGGGCGCGACGGGGCGACGGTACCGGTGAAGCGGTTCCACGGGCTCAACACGGTGCAGGTGGTGGGGCAGGTGAAGGAGCATATCCGCTACCTCCGTACGACGCTCAAGGTGCCCCGTGTGCACGTGTTCGTGGACGAAGGCGGCGTCGGTGGCGGCCCCGTGGATATCCTCAAAGAAGACGGATTCCCCGTGCGCGGCATCAACTTTGCCGAGACGCCGGACGACAAGGACAAATACCCCGGCAAGCGCGAGGAGATGTGGGATCGCATGGCCGAGTGGCTGAAAGAAGGATCGCTCCCGGACGACAAGGAGCTGCAGGAGGATTTGGTGTCTCCGACGTATTCCTTTGACACCTACGGTCGCAAGAAGCTCGAAAGCAAGAAGGATATGAAAAAGCGGGGGCTCCGTTCTCCGGACGCCGCCGACGCCGTGGCGCTCACCTTTGCCTGCCGCGTGAACGAGTACGAGGGCGAATACGGCGGACGCCGGGAAAGCCAGCTGGCGCAGGGGCGGCGCAACTACAACCCCTTTGCGAATCTCATGCGGAAGTTCTTCTGACGAATGTAATCGGAAGAGCGGCGGATGATGCGGCCATGACGAACGAAATCACCACCCCAAAGATGCACGCCGTTTCTGCCGGATGGCAAAAGCGTGTGAACGCCCTTGCTGATTTGTTTTCTCAGATCGGCGAGGTTCCCCTACCCGTGGAGCAGCACCTTCACGGCGGTGTCTACTCGCGCACGTTGCTGCAGAAGGCAGGTGTCGTCTGTGCGACGGCTCTCGTGCGCGTCCCGACGCAGCTCATCGTGAGCGGCCACGCCCGCATTTATTGCGAAGACAACGTAATCGAGGTGAAGGGCTACCGCGTACTGGAAGGCTTGCCCGGACGGCAAATGGTTGTCTACACGCTCGAGGATACATGGGCGACGTGCTTCTTTGCGACGCAGGCGAAGACCGTGGCGGAGGCAGAGGCGGAAGCCGTGGGCGAAGAGGTGGCGCGGCGTTTGACGAATCATCGGCTTTTGGAGGGATGACATGACTTTTGGAATTTCGACGGCGGGGGCCATCATGATCGCCGGGGCGATGGCGGCCGGGGCTTCTGTCTACAGCGCCGATCAGCAGCGGCGCGCGACGAACCGTGCTTCCGACTTGCAGGCGCAGGCGTCCCGTGACGCACTGACGCAGCAGCAGGCGGAGCAGAACCAGGCGAACCAGCGCACGGCGGATACGGAATCGATCCTCGAAGGGAACAGTCAAGGGGATACGCAGTCCACGATGCTCACGGGGGCGAACGGGTTGACGCTTGACGATTTGATCCTCGGACGTGGTACGTCTTTACTCGGAGGGCGTCAGTGATGGAAGACGATCTGATGGAAGGCCTCTCTCTCGGGGATGAAGCGCCGGAGGAAGAAAACCCGGCGCCCGCTGAGGACGAATTGGGCGGCGGATTGTCGTTGGGTGAGGGCGAGGAAGAGAAGCCCAAAGAAGCGCCGCAACCCGACGACGTACCGGAGAAGTACGAAATCGAAGGCGAGAACGACGCCTTTAACGAGGCCGTGGGGAAGGTGGCTCGTGAACTTGGCCTGTCGCAGGAGAAGTTGCAGAAGGTTTCTACGGCGATCGATACGGCTCGGGACGACGAAACCTACGAGATGGCGAAGGCGTGGGCGGTGCAGGTTAAGCAGGACGAAGAGATCGGCGGCGAGAAGTTTGAAGAGTCGCGGCTTTTGGCGCGCGAGGTGTTCGATAAGTATGCACCGTCCGAGGAGCTGAAGTACATGCTCATCAACTCGGGGCTGTCGAATCACCCGGACTTTATGCGGATGATGGTGCACATCGGGCGTGATCTGAAGAAGGGCGGCACTCAGATGCGCAGCCGGTTCCCGAACAGTCGCATGGGAGGCTGACATGGGTTTTTTCAGCAGTATTACGAAGCCCTTTAAGAGCATTGGGCACGGCATCAGCAGCGGCTTTAAGAGCCTTACAAAGGCACTGGGAAAAGGGGTTAAAGACGTCTTCAAGATGGGTAAGTCGGCGGTGAAGAACAGCTTCAGCGATCTGCTTCACCCCGATCGCCTGATTAAGAACACGCTGAGAAATCCTTTGGGGCAGATAACCCGGATGGTCGGCGCCGACATCTTTTTCCCCGACGGCCCTAGCGCCGGGCAGCAAAAGCAGTTGGCGCAGTATTCGAGCGGCGACGGTGATACGGCGTCCCCGCAGGAGCGTGCTCGTATGTTGTCTCGTCAGGGTATGCAGGGTACGAACCCCATCATGCTCCTTGGGCAGGACTTTCAAGACACGGCGCTCGACCACGAGGAAAAGCTCGGAGGTAAGGACGTATGACGGACGATCTGAAGCGCCGCTGCCTCGAACGCTGGGAAGCGCTGAAGTCGGAGCGCACCTCGTGGATGACGCATTGGCAGGAAATCTCCGAGGTGTTGACACCGCGTACGGGGCGGTTCCTCGTTTCCGACAACAACAAAGGCGACAAGCGGCACCGCGCTATTTTGGACAACACCGGGACGCGCGCTCTGCGCACCTTGGCGGGCGGCATGATGGCGGGCATGACGAGCCCCGCGCGCCCGTGGTTCCGCTTGACGACCTTGAACCCTGAGCTCGACGAGAGTTACGAGGTGAAGGATTGGCTCGGACGCGTGACGAGCCTCATGCAGATGGTGTTCGCTAAAAGCAACATCTATCAGTCCCTCACGATGGCTTACGAGGAGTTGGGGGCGTACGGCACGGCGGCGGTGATCCTTTACGACGACCCCGATAACGTCATCCACTGCATGCCTTTGACGATCGGCGAGTACGCCATTGCCACGGACGGCCGCGGGCGGGTGAACACGCTCTACCGCGAATTTCGCATGACGGTGGCGCAGCTTGTGCAGGAATTTGGCTACGCGAGTTGTTCGGGAGCGACGCAGCAGATGTTCGACAAGCGTCAGTACGACGAATGGGTAACGGTGGTGAACGCCATCGAGCCCCGCGATATGCGCGATCCCGAAAAGATCGACAATAAGAACATGCCGTACCGCTCGGTGTATTTCGAAGACTGCGCGGAAGATAAGAAGATTCTCCGCGAGTCGGGCTTCCGGACGTTCCCGTGCCTCTGCGGCCGTTGGGGCGTTTCGGGCGGCGACATCTATGGTACGTCCCCGGGGATGGAAGCCCTGGGCGACTTGCATCAGTTGCAGCAGGAACAGCTCCGGAAGTCGCAGGCGATCGACTACCAGTCCAATCCCCCGGTGCTTGTCCCTGCGGATTTGAAGGACGACGAGTCGGCGATTGTTCCGGGCGGCACGGTGTTCGTGGATTCCGTCTCGCAAGCGCAGATGGTGCGTTCTGCGTACGACGTACCACTCCGCCTGGACTTCTTGCTGCAGGACATCCAAGACGTCCGCGCTCGTATCAACGAGGCGTTCTACAAGGACATTTTCATGATGCTCACGGAGCAGGGCGGTGATCGTATGACGGCCACCGAAGTTGCGGAGCGTCACGAGGAAAAGATGCTGATGTTGGGGCCGGTGCTCGACCGCCTCAATTCCGAAATGCTTGACCCGCTCATCACGTTGGTGTTCGAGCGCCTGCAGGCGAACGGCATGCTGCCGCCCTTACCGGAAGAACTCCAAGGGGTGGAACTCAACGTGGACTTTATTTCGATCCTCGCGCAGAGCCAGAAGGCGGTGACGACGAACGCCATCGACCGCTTTGTGAATTCGCTCAATGCCGTGGCCGGGATGAAGCAGGACGTGTTGGACAAGTTCAACGCCGATCGTTGGGCGGACACATACGCCGACTCTCTGGGCATCGACGCGCAGCTCATCGTGCCTGACAAGGAAGTGGCGAAGTTGCGCGAAGCCCGCGCCCAAGCGCAGGCGCAGCAGGCGCAGTTGGAGCAAGCCCAGCAGGCGGCCTCGACGATGAAGGATGTGGCGCAGGCGCAGATCGATCCTATGCAGCCGCAGGACATCAACAACCTCTTCGCGGGGTACTGACGAATGAAGGAACACGCCGATGAAAGAATCCGCACCAACCGAAAAGGATATTCGTCGTGAGCAGTTTGAGAGCGACTTCCGGTGGTTCATGGGCGACGCCCGCGGCCGCCGACTGATGCTGAGGCTCCTTTCCGACATCGGGCTTTACCGATGCTCGTACGACCCGGGGCTTCAGAACGCGACGACGGAGATGCTTTTCCGCGAAGGAATGAAAAACGTGGGGTACCGCCTGGTGAGCGACATCAACCGGGTGTGCCCTGAAAAGTATCACCTCATGTTGAAGGAAGGAACAAATGGCCGAAGAACCGATTCCCGCAGCGCCGGAGACAAACCCGACGCCGCCCGCGCCTGAAACGCCGCCCGCAGAACCCGCAGCGCCTGCCGCTCCGGAAGTACCCCCGGCGCAACCGGCGCAGGACGAAAAGCCCGCGGAGACGGCGGACGCGCCGAAGGAAGAAGTCCCGGAAGACTACGGCGACTTCACCGATGAGAAGGGCGTGGCGTTCTCCTCGAAGGACATGCCGGAATTTACGGCGATGGCGAAGGAGCTCGGCCTCTCGAAGGATCGGGCTCAAAAGCTTCTGATGACGATGGTTCCCACGGTTCGCACGAAGCTGCAGACGTCCATCAAGGCCGTCAACGAATCGTGGAAGCAGGCGACGCTCACCGATCCGGAAATCGGCGGCGCGAACGTGAAGGCCAATTTGGAAGTCGCGAACGTCGCATACAAGAAGTACGCCTCGCCCGAACTCGCGAAGCTTTTGAAGAGCACGGGGTTGTCGATGCACCCGGACTTCATTCGCATGTTTTACCGCATCGGCAAACAGATTGAACAGGATCAGGGTGTTCAAGGCACCGGGGCTCCGCAGCCCAAGGCGCGCCTCTTTAAGAACTCCCCCGGCCTTTATTAGCTCTTTTTAAAAATTTAAATACAGCGCTTCGGCGGCCCTTTCCTCGGGGCACAGGTGGCTCGAACGCGAACTCGAATCCACAGTGACAAGGAGGAAAGGATGAGTGAACTCAATCCGACCTTGGCCGATCTGACGAGTCGCATGACAAAGGACGGCCGCATCGATACGGGCATTATCGAAATGCTCAACGAAACGAACGAGATGTTGGATGACATCACGTTCCAAGAAGCCACGGGCGTAACGGAAAACGTTTCCACCGTCCGCACGGGGCTCCCGTCCGTCGCATGGCGTCGTTTGAACTACGGCGTCCCGAAGAGCAAGAGTAAGACGAAGCAAGTCTCCGATTCCATCGGCATGCTCGAAGCCTACGCGGAAGTCGATAAGAAGCTGGTCGATATCGCATCCAACAAGGAAGCGTACCGTCTGACGGAAAATCGCGCCTTTATCGAAGCGATGAACCAGGAATTCCAACGCGCGCTTTTGTTCGGCGATATCGCGGAAGACCCGGCGAAGATTCTCGGCCTCTCGGCGCGCTATACCACGGGTGTCCGCGCGGACGCCGACAACGCCATCAACGTCATCAACGCGGGCGGTACGGGCGACAACCTCACGTCCATGTGGCTTTTGTGCTGGTCGCCGCTCACGATGTTCTGCACCTACCCGAAGGGCTTGCCCGGCGGTTTGAAGGACGAAGACTTGGGCGAAGTCACGCTGCAGGACGCGGAAGGCCGTTACTACCAGGGCTACCGCAGCCACTACGAATGGAACGTGGGCTTTGTGCTCCGCGACTGGCGCTATGCCGTGCGCATCGCCAACATCGACACGAAGGCCTTGAAGAACGATCCGAAGACGGGTGACTGCGTTTTGGCCGATCTCATGATCGACGCCCTCGAATCGCTTCCCAACATCCGCATCGGCCGTCCGGCGTTCTACTGCAACAAGACGGTGAGTGCGTTCCTCCGGAAGCAGATTCGCAACGCGAAGAACGTGAACATCACCATGGGCGAAATCGCGGGTAAGACGGTGACGCAGTTCGATGGCGTGCCCATCCGCCGCGTGGATGCCCTGACGGTCGGCGAAGCCGCGGTTCCTTTTGCTTAGGAGGAAGACATGCTGGTAGATCAAAGTTTGGTTCTCACGGAGAATCAAAAGCTCACGGCGGCCGCTGCAGGCCAAAACGTGATCGATCTTGAAGAAGAAACTAGCACCACCGGTTTCTCGAAGGTTCTCGAAGTGTCGGCGACGATCGTCGCTGACGTAGCGGGTACGCTGCAGGTGAAGCTGCAGGAATGTGCGACGAAGAGCGGGACGTTTACGGACGTCGCCGCAGGCGCAGTGCTCACGGCGCCCAAGAAGGGGACGGTGATCCAATTCCCGATGCCGTACCACACGAAGCAGTTCCTCCGGATTTACTTCGGCGGTTCTCCCACGGCGGGCACGGTTACGGCGTTCCTCACCGAAGGCCGTCAGCAATGGCGCCCTGCAAAGCAGGCTCCGTCTTTGGCTGAAGTCACGGTGACGGAACAGGCGACTGAATAGTTTTTGCCTTGGGACTTTTGAGGGGCTTCGCGCCCCTCTCTTTTTTAGGAGGACGCGATGGCAACTCCCGTTACGATCTGCAATCTGGCGTTGTCGAGAATCGGCGACAGCGCTACCGTATCATCGATTGATCCGCCTGACGGAAGTGCTCAGGCCGAGGCCTGCGCCCGTCTTTACCCGGTGGCGTTGGACGCCTGTCTCGACCTTCACAATTGGTCGTTCGCCACGCGCCGTGCGTCTTTGTCGGAGTTGGCGGCTAACCGCGTGCCCTTGGGCGAGTGGAAGAAGGCGTACATGCTTCCCGCGGACTGCAAGCGCGTAATCGACGTGAAGGGCGCCTGCGGGTTTCCGAGTCCGATGAAGGAGCGGTTCGAAGTCATCGGCACGGACTTCGGCCGCGTGGTGCTCACAAACGCCGACGAAGCCCACGTCCGCTACGTCTGCGGCGAACCGAAGAGCGGGCAGTTCACAGGACTTTTCACTGACGCCCTGGCTTGGCTACTTGCAAGTTACTTGGCGGGCGAAACGATCCGCGGGGACTCGGCTTTTGCGTACGCGCAGAAGTGCCAGCAGCAGTTCTCCCAGGCATTGTCTTTGGCTATGAAGCAGGACGCTCGTGAAGTCCACGCGCCCCGTAAGTACGTCGCGCCTTGGATCGCTCGGAGATAAGCCATGGGACGAAAACATCTTCAGCAGAGTTTCGCGGGCGGCGAACTGTCGCCCTCTATGTACGGCCGCCTGGACGATCAGAAGTATCAGCAGGGTTTGGCAACCTGCCGCAATTTTGTCTGCCTCCCGCAAGGCCCCGTGCAGAACCGTGCCGGGTTCGCGTTCGTGGGGGAGGTGAAGGACTCCTCGAAGCCGCCGCGTCTTATTCCCTTTGTCTTCAGCTCGTCGGACACGATGGTGTTGGAGTTCGGGGAAAAGTATGTGCGCGTCATCACCCGCGGGGGCTTTGTCCCGAAGGCCGCGGGGAGTTCCGAGAAGCTCGTCATCACCACGCCTTACACGGCGGCGGACGTAAAGAGCCTTCACTACGCGCAGTCGGGCGACGTCTTGACGCTCGTGCATCCCAACTATCCCCCGAAGGAACTCCGGCGCTACGGCGCTTACGATTGGCGATTGGTGGACGTGGATTTCGCCGCGCCTTTGCCTGCGCCTACGGGGCTTTCCGGGAGTTATTACTGCGGCGACGAGAATGCCAAGGATGCGGAGAAGAAGGCCTACACCATTCGCTACCGCGTGACGGCCTTGAAGTCTTCGGACGAGGGCGACAAGGAAGGCCCGGCGTCTTCGACGCTCGAGGTGGTGGGGAACGTCTACCTTTCATCGTCCCGCGTCAGCATTACCTGGGGCGCCGTTACGGGGGCGGAACGCTATCGCGTCTATAAGACGTATTCGGGCGTTTACGGCTACATCGGCGAAACCGAAGGCACGTCCTTTGTGGACAACAACATCGGCGCGGATACGAGCGTCACGCCGCCCCGGTACGAGGCGCCCTTCTCAGAAGGGGACTACCCCGGTGCCGTCTCCTATTTCGAGCAGCGCCGCATCTTTGCGGGCACCGACAAGCGGCCGCAGTTCGTGTGGATGACGCGCCCCGGCACGGAAAGCGATATGCACTACACGCTCCCGAGCCAAAAGGACAACCGCATCAAGTTTCGCATCGCCGCGTTGCAGGCGTCCCGTATTCGGCACATCGTCCCGTTGTCGAGCCTCATCCTCATGACGACGGGGGCGGAGTTCCGCGTGACGACCGCCAACGACGATACCCTCACGCCCTCATCCGTCGGGGTGAAGCCGCAGTCCTACGTGGGGGCAAGCAACGTCTCACCGGTGCTCGTCAATTCTTCCATCGTCTACGCGGCCGAACGCGGCGGACACATGTGGGAATTGGGCTACAACTGGCAGGCCTCGGGCTTTGTGACGGGGGATATGTGCCTTCGCGCGGCACACCTCTTTGATACGAAGGAGGTACAAGATATTGCGTTAGCGAAAGCGCCGTACCCCATCATTTGGTGTGTTTCGTCCGATGGGACGCTTCTCGGGTGTACCTATGTTCCGGAGCAGGGTGTAGGGGCTTGGCACCGGCATGACACGAAGGACGGGGCGTTTGAGTCCGTGGCGTGCGTGGCGGAGGGCGACGAGGATATTCTCTATGCAGTCATCCGTCGCACGGTGAACGGAAGGACGGTACGGTACATCGAACGCATGCACGAGCGCGAAGGGCTGTCGCTGGAGAAGTCCTTTTTTGTTGACGCGGGCGTGGAAGACAATTATGCGACGCCGCAGAGTTTCACCACGGGACTTCAGCACCTCGAAGGCGAAACGGTGTCGATCCTTGCCGACGGAAAGGTGATGCCGCCCACGGTGGTGAAAAACGGCCGCGTGGATTTCCCTGACAAAGCGACGCACGTCATCGTCGGGCTCCCGATCGAAGCCGATATCAAGACGCTTCCCGTGGCGCTGCAGACGCAGGACGGCGGGTACGCCCAGGGGTCGAACAAGAATGTGACGCGTGAGTACATCCGTGTCTACCGCTCCTCGGGGATCAAAGTCGGGGCGACGTTCGAGAACCTTTATCTCGTGAAGCCGCGTACCTTTGAGCCCTACGGTTTGCCCCCGGCCTTAAAGAGCGAAGAGCTCGAAGTCATGCTGGGGCCGAAGTGGACGGACTCAGGCGCCGTCTGTATCCGGCAAGACAATCCGCTTCCCCTCATGATCTGCGGACTGACGTCGGATATCGCTCTCTGACGATTGACCTCCGACGCGTGGGTAAGAATCCCGCCATCGGAGGTTTTTCTTATGGCCTACACCTATCACACCCAATACGGGGTGGACTACTACAAGCTGCTTCGGAACGGGCGGGTACCGATCTACGAGCAGAAAATTAACGCCGCGGGGCCGGATCGCCAGGCCACGGGCGAAACCGAACTGACGGCCTCGGGCTGGGCGGGCGCTGCCGGTGTCGGGATGGAAATCGGCAAGGGCATCGGCGAAGCCATCGGCGGCTACATCACCGCCCGTGCGCAAGCCCATGCGCTTCGCGCTCAGGCCGCCGTGACGGAAGACAACGCTTACGCCGCACAATTTGGCGTGGAGCAGGCGTTCCGTGCGGGGGAAGCCCAGTTGGCTCAGATCGGCTACAAGCAAGCGCAGACGAAGGCGGCGCAGCGCGTGGCCTACGCGGCCAACGGTATCGCTATCGGCGTCGGCTCCTCGGCGGAAGTTATGGCTTCCACGGATATCCAAGCGGAGGCGGACAAAATCACTGCGCGGCAAAACGCCCTCGCGCAGGCCTGGGGCTACCGCCGTCAGCGCATCATGGGCTTTGCGCAGGCCAAAGGGAATCGCATTATGGCGAACGCGACGCCGCGGGCAGGACGCGCGACGATGGTGGCGGGCTTGGCCTCGACGGCTTTGTCCGCTTGGGCAGGATTTGCAGGAGCTTAAGGTATGGCAATTGTTCCGGAATACGGCGGCCCGCAGGTGTCGCCCACCGTCGGCGCCGGTACGCAGGGCGCTCAGTTTCAGGCGATGGCCGCTCCGAAGGCGAACGTCCTCGCGCCGATGGAAAAGGCGATGGACAAAATCGGTCGCATGCAGGCGCAGCTCCTTGAGGAGCAGGACGACGCCATCGCGACGGATATCGACACGAAGTACGCCCAATATTGCCAGCAGCTTTTGAACGATCCGAAGACGGGGTTCATGGCTCGTAAGGGGATCAATGCGCTGCAGCCCGATAAGGACGGCGTGTCGCCCGTAGATGCGATGATGCAGAAGGCGGACGTGTATCTGCAGGAGCTGATGGACGGCCGCACGAAGAACCAGATTGCGCGCGTGAAGGCGAAGACGGACTCTCGCACGACCGGGCTTTATGCTTCGGGGATGCAGCACGCAATGGCGGAGAACATCAGCTACAACGTTTCCGTTTACCGCGCCAATCTGCAGTCGGAGCAAGACGCCGGATTGGCGGACTTCAATCAGCCGGAGAAGTTGGCGGAGCACGTGGCGCGTGTGAAGCGCAGTGCCGGTATCCTCTCGAAGTACACGGGGGAAGACAGCCGCGCCAAGACGCGCGAAGCCGTGGCCGGGGTGTATAAAAATGCCGCCCTGGGCTTTCTCTTCGGCGCGAACAACGACCCGTCGCTTTACGGGCAGGGCTTGGCCTTTGTGCAGAAGAATGCCAAAAGCATGTTGCCGCAGGACGTCTTTGCGCTGAGTACGCAGTTCAACACGGGGATGAAGAACTATGAGGCGGTGATTTCCGCACGGGAAGGCATCGCCGCGCTGACGCCGCCGGATGCTCCGACGGATCAAGTGATGGCGGCGATCCGCGGTAACGGCGCCGGTGCGAAGCCCTTGGCGGGGAGCGAGCATTACGTTATGTCCCAGGGCATTCGCGGTAATCAGCTCGAAGACAAGAACGGCGTCGTATCGATCGTTGAGACGAAAAAAGGCGGAGAGACGGCCTACGGCTCCGACGGCGTGACGCGCTCTATGGCCGAGGCCGTGGCCGGGAAGAAGCTCACGGACGAGGAATGGAGAGCGATCTACACCAACAAGGATGAAAGCCAGCGTGTGGGGCTTTCCTATCTCGGCGTGCTGGGAACGAAGTATGGTGAGACGGAAAAGGCCGTAGCGGCGTACGTCGGAACGCAAAAGGAAGTGGACGACGCCGTGGCGAAGGCGAAGAAGGAAGGCGGTGTTTGGACGCAATACCTTTCGAAGGAAACCGCGGAAGCCGCGGCGACCGCTTTACGCCGCCTGGACGGGGCGTTTGATACCCCGGTGAAGGGGGCGGACGGCTCGGCGTTGTCGTTCCTTGACAACCGCTACGCGGCCCGCGCCTATCAGGGTGTCTCTGAAGAAGCCATGCGCGCTTACGCCCGCCAGCACCCGATGTCGATCGACCCGGATTTTGAGGATCGGATGGTGGCCTATATGAAGCGCTACGAGTCCGAGCGCATGAACGCTTACACGACGGAACACCAGAACGCCGTCAATACGGCGTGCAGCGAGTACGAACAAAACGGGCAAATATCGGCGCAGACGCTCATGCGGCTTACGACGAAGGAACGGGGGGCGGTGCGAAAGTACTGCCAGGAATTAGACGCGGGCGGCTTTACCACGAGCACTCATTACGCCGCGTACCTGGATACCCACCTTGACGAGTTGGGGAATTTCACCAAAGACGAACTTGACAACGCAATGCGCCTGGTGCCCAAGGCCTCCCAACGCCGTTTCCGCAAGGAGTGGGAACGCCGACACGGGCAGACGCAGGAACAGCTCGAAGCGCGCTATGCCGCCCAAAACGGCATGGTGACGATGGGAAAGACGGGTGTGCACGTTGGCATGACGATGAAAGCGTTGGGCGATCTTCTCCCGGGGTTCAAAAAGCTCGATACCGATCAGAAGGCAACGATCGCCGAAGGCATCATGAACCTCGCGGGTTTGACGGCGGCGATTGAAGGCGTGGACTTGAAGGATGCCAACAAGGCGCAGCAGTTCGTTACAGATTTGGTGAAGGACAACGTGTATACCGCTGGCCACTGGTACGACTGGCTCCCGTGGATTACCAAGGATCGAAAGTCGATTTTCGAATTTAAGTACGGTGATCTCGGTTCCGAGCAAAAGTGGATCGCCGACGAATTGGCGAAACTCTCGGGGAATGGTCGAAAGATGACGCCGGGGCAACGCATGGGGAATTTGGTGAACTTCATGCTTCTGAAGAACGTGAACATCCCCGTGGGCTCCATCGCGCAACAACCGCGCGTCCGCAACAAGGTTTACCAGCTGGTCGATCAGGATATGCAGCGTGATCCGAAATACGCGGGCATGAGCCCGGCACAACGTCGGGCTTTGATTGAGCCTGCTATGAAGAATGACACGGAGGTGGTGCGCCAATATTTGACGCACCTCTTTACGGAGGGCGAATAATGGGGCTTCTTGAAGAAATGCAGCGGGCGTCGGGGGCGTTGCCCGACGTGACGGTGAAGACGGATATCGAACCTGAGGCGGCGTCTCAGTCCTACAAGGCCGCGGCGGCCTACGGGGCGGACGTGAACGAAGTGGACGAGGATATGCGGCGGCGCTATAAGGAAGCGTCCATATTTGCCGATACGGAAGACGTCTTCCAAGACAGCATGCAGAGCCCCGTATTCCGCGCGGCGGTAAAGGGTGACGAGAAATCCGCTTCCACCCTGGGGCGTATCGTCCAAGCCACGGCCGGAGAAGTGGACGTGGATGAGGACGGGTACGTTTCGACGATCCGGAAGTCCGCCGCTCGCGGGGAGATCGGCCTCTCGCAAATGGGTGATATATCGAAACTCCTCGCCAAGCGCCAGGAAGTGAAGCGCCTTGATCGGCTCCTTTCTCTCGGCCTCGGTAAGGATGAAGATGCTCGCGCGTACAAGGCGGCGACGTCGGAGATCAAGGCACTCGCGAAGGATATCGTCCTGCAGGACGCGATGAGGAAAGTCCTCTCCGCCGGTACCCCCACAGCCAAGATGGCCGAAGCCTACGAGAAAGACGGCATGAGCGGGGCGATAAAGTCCATGGCCGACTCCGGGTTTTGGAAGACGGTGGCCGACGTCGGGGTTGAGTCCGGCGTGGAATTCGGGGCGGCAGCCCCCTTGATTGCCGTCGCGGGGAAAGTCCCGGTGTTGGGTAATGTCGTGAGCGGTGTCGCGAGCGGTTACCAGGACTTTACGCTGGGGCTTCTTGAGCGCATGGCGGAGCGCGGCGTGGACACGAGCAACGCCGATGAGGTGGCGAAGTTTGCCATCCAAAGCCCGGACTTTGACGACGCCGTGGCCGACAGTCTGAAGCACGCCGTGGGTGTGGGGCTTTTCGACGGCTTGAGCTTCGGCTTGGCGACGAAGGTAGTTCCGAAGTCCCTCGGCTCAAGCGTCGCTGTGAAACTCCCGAAGACGGCGCAGCTTTACGAGAACATCAACCGCAACGCCTTCGGCCACGCTTTCACCAACCTTGCCGCGCAGACGGTGGGACAGGGTGCGATGGGCGCGGCGGGTGAAGCCACGGGGCAGCTGATTGAAAAGGGCGAAGTTACCGACCCCCTGAGTGTGATGCTCGAAGCCGTGGGCGAATTTACCGGCGCGCCGCTCGAAGTTGCCACAGCGGCCGTGGGCGCCCGGTCTCGTGCTCGTTTCGCCGCCGCCAAAGCGCAGCGCGTACAGGATCAGCTCCGTGCGGCCGCGCAGGTTATTCAGTCCTCGCCCTCCATGCAGAAGACGCCGGAACTGCGGGATGCCATGATGCAGCACTTGGCGGAACGCTACGAGGGCGCGGAATCGATTACGGTAGACGTCGCGACGTTGCACCAGGCGGATAACGGCCAAGAAGTTATTGCCGCGATTGAAAAGGCACTCCCTCACCGTCAGGCGGAGATTGACGAAGCCGTGGCGTCCGGCGGCACGGTGGATTTACCTCTGCAGGAATACGGTAAGGTGATTGCCGATCAGCAACTTTCCAATGCCGTCATCGACAATTCGAGCCTCCCGGGGGATGACTTGGCGGTGGAGGCGAAGGATGCGGAAAGTTCTGTCATCGCCGCAAAGAAGTTCTCGCTTGACAAGTTGTCCGAAGGGCAGACAGACGACTTCAAGGCTTCCATGCGCGAAGTTGAGACTAGCATCGGAGCCATGCTTGATACGGGAGAAGACGGCCGCAAGACGGAGAACGCCGCCGTCGCCAGCATCATCTTGGCGCAGGTGTCCGCCATGGCGCAGGATACCGGTATGACGCCGATGGAGGTTTGGCAAGCGCATGGCATCAAGGCCGTCTTGAGCGAAGCCGACGTGAAGCGCAACGAGGACGGGACACTGACGGCGGTGTCGGAGAAGGCGAAGAAAGTTCTCGCTGAAGGCCGTAGCCTTGACGAAGCCCTGACGCAACCCACGAAGGGCGAGTTCATCCCCTCGAAGAACGTCATCATCCGTTGGGCGAACGCCGACCGATCCACGCTCCTCCACGAGGCGGGCCACTGGTTCTGGCAGACGCGCATGGAATTGGCGGTCGATCTTAAGGGCCGCCCGGGATTGACGCCGGAGCAACAAAGATTCGTCCGCAGCACCGAGGACGTCGCCAAGTGGTTGGGCGCAAAGGACGTGGAGCACTACGCCGCGATGTCTCTCGAACAACGCCGGGCGGCCGAAGAGAAGTTTGCACGCTCCTACGAGCAGTACGTGAAGGAGGGCGTTGCGCCGACGTCGGCTCTGCGCGGGGCGTTCCAAAAATTCAGCGCATGGCTTAAGCGCATTTACGGCGCGTTGACGGCTGTAAAGGGCTCGGAATTGACACCCGACGTCCGCGAGATGTTCGACGCGATTATGGTGAGTTCGCAGCAGGTGAAAGAAGCGCAGCTCCGGCGGCACCTTTTTGTTTGGCTCGATCAGGCGGCGCGCAATGAGAACGGCGATCTTACGAGCGAGGAGGATCGCCGGGCGTTGAACGTTCTGATGGCCGATCAGGATTACGACGCCGCTGAGGAATTCTTAAAGCGCGGTAAAGCCGTGGTGGGGTACCTCGACCGCCTGCGTAAGCGGGTGTATGCCGATATTGAAGCCAAGGCGAAGGAAATCCGCGCGCAGTTCACTGCCGAAGCCATCGCACGTGTCTACGGCGAAAAGCGCCTGCAGGCGATGGAGAAAATCGACAAGGGCATTAAGGTGCGGGATGCGAAGGGGCGCGAGATGAGCATTCGTCCGCAGATTCCGCTGAAGGAACTCGAAGCCGCCGGGGCCACCAAAGAAGAGATCGAAGAACTGCGGCGCCAAAAGTTGGTTACGAATTCCGAAGGGCTCCACGCCGTGCCCGGCGATTACTTAGCCGAGTACCTGGGGTATTCGAGCCTGCAGGAATTTATCGCCGAATTCGGTACCGATCCGTTCCACGGGCAAGAACCCGTGCAGGCGGTAGCGGCTGAAGTGGAAGCGCGGATGCTGGATGAGCACCCGGAACTCTCCGACAAGGAAACAATTGAAGACGCCGCCGATGCCGCGGTGTTTAATCCGTCGGCGTCCCGCCTTGTGTTGCTGAAGCTTAATCTCCTCGATCGATCGATCCGCAAGCCCCTGTCGATGGATTTGGTGGAAGCCGTGGCGGAAGCCAAAATCCGCGATAAGAAAATTGGTGATCTCGATCCGAAGGCCTACCGCAGTTCTGCGGCGAAGTTGGCGAAGCAGGCGTTGAAGGAATCCGACGCGTTCCGTGCGTCCGAATTGCGTCGCCAGCAGCTCGTGCAAATGAAGACGGCGGAGAAGGCACAGGCGGCGAAGGATCGGGCGGAGCGTTTCGTGAAGACGATGCAGAAGCGCTTTGACGGCAAGATCGAAACGAATTCGATGCAGCTCGAGTATCTGAAGCAGATCAAAGCCATCCTGAAGAACCTCGGCATTCTCAACCCTGCGGATAATCCTTCTATGGATGAGAAGGATTGGAGGGCGTTTTTCTCAGACGAAAGTCAATACGTCGGCGTTCCGTCTATGCCTGCGTCCGTCGCCGGGGGCACGTTCTTCGACCGCATGACGGTGGAGGAAATGGCACAGACGATCGAATTCTTGGACGATCTGATGGCCGCCGCCCGCGAACGAAATTCCGTCATCGTTAGCGGCAAAAAAGTGGCGATGGCGGATTTGGATGCCCGCGCCGTTGCGGCGATTGAAGCGCACGCGCAGAAGATGGGGCGTAAGCCTGTGCGCCAAAACGAAGAGCGCGGCTTTGGGCTGATGGCGGGGCACGCACTCCGTCGGTTCTTCTTTGAGCACATGCGAATCCAAACCCTGTGGTCGATTTTCGAGGGCGAACAACTCGGCAATCTCGGCGAAGCCTTCGGCCTTCGGATGAATAAAGCCCGCGACAGCGAAACGGAACTCCGCAATCAGTACTCCACCGCCATGTACAAGGCTATGGCGCCTTTACGTCAGGCGGTGAAAGATACGAAAAAGTTCTTCATCAAGGAACTTGGCGGGACGTTCGACAAGAACCAGCTCATCGCCATGGCGCTTAACGTCGGCAACGACGAGAACTTCGAGCGGCTCCTTGCGGGCTCCCCAAAGTACACGGACTTCCGCAGCAGCGATGCTGAGTGGACGCGCGACGACGTGCTGAGCGCTATCGGGCGGCACCTCTCGAAGGCGGAGCTCGAAGCGGTGCAAAAGGTTTGGGATACCGTCGGCTCCCTGGGGAAGGACGTGCAGGCGTTGGATGAGCGCACCCGCAACCGCTGGACGGCGCTCGTTGACGCCAAGGAGGTGACGTTCACTACAGCGGACGGCGAGACGGTAACGCTGAAGGGCGGCTACTACCCGATCCAATACGACCGCTACGCCAGCCTCTTCCGCGGCAAGGCTGACGCGTACGAGAACGGCGTGGATTCCATCATGGCCCACGGGCGCCGCAATTCTGACACCGGCCACAGCAAAGCGCGCAAGGGCATCAACGGTAATCCCATCGCGCTCACGCTGGACGCAGGTTTTACGGCGCTTACCGACGTCATCCACGATCTCACGTGGCGTGAGCTCCTGATGGATATGAACAAGCTCTTCAACTCTGAGTCGGGCGTGGTGGAGACGATCAAGAAGTACTACGGCGCTGAGGCCGTCAATTCCATCAAGGATTGGATGGAAGACGTCGCGACGAACGGCAAGTCCATTCCTTCGATTTGGTGGGTTGACTTCATGCGGCGGAACGTTTCTATCGCCGGGTTGGGGCTCAATATTCAGACGGCGGCGCTGCAACCCATCGGGCTTACGCAGTCCTTCGCCGTCGTCGGAGTTCCCGCGGTACTGAAAGGCTTCGGGCAGTTTTGGCTTAACCCTGTGCGCGCCAACCGTGATGTGCTTGCGAAGTCCGCCCTGATGCGGGATCGTATGCGCACGCGCTTTAAGGAATTAGCGGAAGCGCAGAAGGAAATCGCGCAGACGAACGGCGTGGTTCGAGGGCAGAACGCCATTGCTCGTGTAGCTTTCGCGCCGATCGTCTTCGCCCAAATGCAGTGCGTGGATATCCCCACGTGGCTCGGCTCTTATCAAAAGCACTTGAACGAGGGTACCGCCAAGGGGCTGAGCGGGGAAGAGTTGGAGGACTTCGCCGTAGCCCGCGCGGATGACGACGTTGTACGTTCCCAGGGCTCCGGCGCTTTGTCGGACTTGGCGAAGGTGGAGCGAAAGAAGAATATTTGGAACATCTTCTACAGCTTCTTCGGTACGGCATTGAACGCCGGAACGCTCGTCTATAACACGCAGGACGGATGGCGCAAGTGGATGGCCTTCGCATCGATTTATGCCGTTCAACCGGTGATCGAATCCTTCCTGCGCGCCGGTATCCAAGGTGCGACGGGGGATGACGACGACTATTGGGATCGGGTCTCCGGACGCGTTTTAGGCGATCTCGCCGGTATGTGGTGTGGCCTCTTTATGGTTTCCCGCGAAGTGGGGACGATCCTCAGCAATCGTATCGGCGACAATAACTACGGCTACAGCGGCCCCGCGGGCATTCGCACGTTGGTCGATGCCGACAAACTCGTTGCCCAGGTGTTGCAGGGTGAGAACGATGTTGCGTTGGCGAAGTCGATTAACTCGTTCGTTCTTGGCGATATCTTCGGGTTGCCGTCTACGGCGTTTAACCGTTTGGCCGAAACAGCTTACGCGGTGAACGACGGTGAAGACGTCAACGCGCTGATGAGCGTGCTCTTTGGGTACAAGAAGAATTAGCCGTGGCTGATAAGCCAGCAAAAGGTATTCCCGAGAAACAGTAGGAGCCCCACAGCGGCGATAAGGTAATTTACCTTTTCGCCGCCGGGGAACTTACCGATCAGCCCACCGACGAGGGCGGCAGCGGAAAGAAAGAGCAGGGGTATGGCGATTGGTTGCGCGTAGATGGCATAGCCTAAACCGAAGACACCGACGGCGATCATCCCGTAGCCGAAGGCGTATGCGAGGGTGTACACGATGGCCGCCCATACTTTGCCCAGCATTCTTTTCCCCTGACGAATGACAGAATCGGCGCGCCTCAGAATCCATCCTACCTAAAACGATTCTGAGGCCGCCATGGCAGTTGATTCTACAGAACGGCGCGTGGTTTATGCCGGTAACGGCAAGACAACCGCCTTTCCTTTTGTCTTTAAAGTCTTCGCCGACACGGACGTGTCCGTGTCGGTAGGGAAGCCTGATGGTTCTGAGTCCTCGGTTGAACTGAAGGTAAACAGCGACTACACCGTTGTTCTCAATACCGATCAGAACACTACCCCCGGCGGTACGATTACGGTGAAAGTAGCACCAGCGGAGGGCTACAACCTTGCAGTTGTGTCCGCCGTTCCCTATACGCAGCCAATGGTTTTGACACCGCACGGAGGCTTCAATCCGGAGACGCTCAATGACAATTCCGATCTGCAGTGCATTCAGATTCAGCAGATCGTTGAACGACTTAACCGGGCGATAACGACCGACCCGACGGACGAACTTACTCCGGGCGAGTTGAAAAACAAACTCCTCGACGCCGCCAACGACGCTACGGTTATCGCTAAGGGTTACGCGGAAGCCGCCGCCGCGAGCGCGACGGATGCGAAGAAAAGCCGAGACGACATTCTCGAACATCAGCAGGAAGTCATTGCGGCTGTTACTGCTGAGGGCGACAAGCAGGATCAGCGACTTGTCACCGAGGGCGATACTCAGATCAACCGGATCAAGGCAGAAACAGACAACACGCTGATTGTGAACGGTAAGGGCTGCGCCGAAAAGTTTTGGACGCTCTCAGCGGATACACCCGCTGGCACAGATATCGTCATCCCGGCAGGCATCAAGTACCTCGTGAACCGTCACCACCTCCGCGTCTCCTGGAACGGCCTCGTTCTTGCTATCGGGCAGAACTTCACGGAAGTCGGCGCGGAGGATACGTTCTCCGACGCGTTTCGCCTGACGTTTGACGCGAAGGCAGGCGACGAACTGGATATTTGGATCGGTGCGCTTGGCAAGGGTGATGTGTCTCAGGCGATTGCCTTGGCAGGCGAAGCGTCGGCGGCAGTGGCCGACTTGAGCCGAAAGGTTGTGTACAAGGAGTCTCAATCCCTTTAAAGCAGGGCAAACAAAATGGCAACAAGTCTTGTAAAAACCAAAATCTATTCGCACGAGGGGAATGAAAACACGCCCCTCGCCCCCGAAACCCTCGCCGAGCAAGTGCATATTAACGACGTTGACGGCAATGCGTCCACGGTCGAAGCAGAAATCGTCGCGCTCCGCAAAGCTGTTGAAGCCGCCGTCTCGAAAGGGCAACACTTTCAGGGCGTAGTGAACTCCACGGCTACGTTGCCTCCATACAACTACAAAGCCGGTTGGCTTTACTCGGTGCAGGAAGCCGGTACCTACGCGGGCAATGCCTGCGAAGTCGGGGACTTGATTATCTGCATCAAGGACTACGCCTCGGGCAGTGCTTCAAACTCTGATTGGGCAGTGTTGCAGGCGAACTTGGACGGCGCTGTGACAGGGCCTTCTCAGAGTGTAGCGGCGCATGTCGTGGTCTTCGACGGCACGTCCGGTAAGCGCATTAAGGATTCCGGTTTTACCATCGGCTGCAGTGTTCCGGCGAATGCAAAGTTCACCGACACGACTTACAACCCCGCAACGGATGCCGCCGACGGTCTGTTGACTGCATCCCTGCACAAGAAACTCGTCGGTATCGAAGAAGGCGCGGACAAAACGGATGCTACCAATGTGAAAGCCGCCGGGGCTTTCATGACGGCCACGAATACTGCCGACGATATTGCCGACGGTACGACGAAAGTCGTCATGACTGCCGCTGAGCGTACCAAGCTCACGGGCATTGCGACTAGAGCCGAAGTCAATCAGAACGCTTTTGCAAAGGTGAAAGTCGGCACGACGACGATTACGGCTGCGGCGAAGCAAGATACCCTCGAAATCAAAGCCGGGGAAGGTGTGACGATTACCGCGTCCGGCAAGAAAGTGACGATCAAGGAAACGTACGTGGATTCGTGCGTCGTCTCGTCGCTTGACAACGTGCCCGCGAATCTACGGAACGGCGGGCTCGTTATCCTCAAGGGCTGATATGACATACAGTCTATGGACGAAAAACGCGAATGGGTTCGAGCAGGTTGAGATTGGCGGTAGCGGCTCAACCCAAACGGTGCAGACGGACAAAAGCCGCGACGCGGTGTTGAAGGCCGGGACTGCCTACACCGTGCCCGCACATACAGTTGGCAAAGGCGTTCTCGTCTATCTCGGCGGGTTGCTCTACACCGACTTCACCGACGTGAGCACCACCACTATTTCTTTTGATGTTGATATTCCGGCAACGATGGAAATCGTCGTTGTCGTTGAAGCATAGGAGGCGGTATGCCTTTTCCTTACTTTATTCGGAAACTTTTTCAGAACGACGGGGCAGGTGAAAAGCTGAACCCCGGTATCGTGCCAACGACGGTAAACGGCGTCGCGGCGGATGCGTCGGGGAATATCGCGATTAAGGACACCAATATTCCGAATGGGCCGTTCCTCCCGCTAGCCGGTGGAGACATGCAGGGGTGGTTTTCTATGCGTGCGGGGGACAAAATTTGTGGCGGTAAAGGGAACTCCCCCAATACGACCCGTGCTGGCTTCGGCACTGCCAGTGACGATAATTTCTGCTGCGTTGAGATCGCCGGTGGAACAACCGGGGTTTTTTCGGAAAAAGCCGGCGCAGCGTTATACCTCGCGGGGAAGGATCACGGTAAAGAAACCGACGCTGGACAGATGATAAACGCCGGAACTTTTTTGCTGGAGTCCTGTGATGGAACGACAGTTAGATACCTGCAAGGCTTCCCAGACGGCCGCTTGATTTGGGGTGACCAAAATGTGCATTGCGTTGCGTCGTTTAACGATAATGGTGAGCAATGGGCTCGCAAGTACTCTGATGGGTGGATCGAGCAGGGCGGGTGTCGCTACGTAAATTTTCTTAATAACGTTACAGTTAATCATTTGATCCCCTTTGAGCATAGATGCTGTTACATAAATGCAATGTATCTTTTGCAGCGCACGGGCTGCACCCCCCGAGTGCTCTCACCCGGGAATAGCTCCTTTGTGCTCGGGCAAGACCACTGGACAACCGAAGGGATAAACGCGGGTAACGTGACTTGGTTTGCCTGTGGCTATTAGTAGCCCACCGCATACCAGACAAAGCTACCGGCCGGATTCGAGCTTGAGACGAACACATCCTGCTCCATGGTGAATCCGGTCTCACCATTTAACTAGGGGACACTAATGATTGGAACTAAATTTACCAAGCCGTTACAGGCGAATAAAATCACCCGCTACGAGGGGATGAAGGAGATCAAGGAGGACAACCCTGCCCCCAACACCTACGCCAAGTACGCCGAAGCCGCGGCATGGTGCAACGCCAACAACGCGATGATCGAGGACAAGGGCGACTACTGTGAGGTGGTGGCGATACCCGCTCCTACAACCGAAGAACTCGCGGCTCAAGCCCGGTCTCAGCGCGACGCGCTCATCGCGGCGACGGACTACCTGATGGCGACGGACTACCCGCTCACTGACGAGAAACGGCATGAGCTCACTGTCTACCGTCAAGCGTTGCGAGACGTTCCGGAGCAATCGGGTTTCCCGACGGAGATCGTTTGGCCGACAAAACCCACGTGGGTGAAGTAACTTCAGACGGCGACAACAAACCCCGGCTCGACCGGGGTTTTTCGTGCGCGTACAGACCGCCTATTCTTTGCAGACTGCCTTCATGGTGGCGATGGCGCACCACGCTTTTTCAAGCACGCGAACGTCCTCACCGCTTAAGCCGCCACTGTCGCGGGCTTCATCGCACACCTTGTCGATTTTTTCGAGCAGGCAGTGCATGGATTGCTCCGCGCGGGCCTTCATAAGTTCCTTCGTTTCCATAATCATTCTCCATGCCGGTTCATGATTTCCTTCAGCGCATCCAGGTCGCCTCGATCAGGCTTGTACGGCCCGATGGCGAACGGGTGCGCTTCAAGGTTCTTTGCGGCTTCGCCGTACAGTAAGTCCACGTCGATTCGGTTTTGCTCATCCACCGCTCCCAAAGACTTAAGCATCGGCAGATAAGGTTCGATCATCGCCGGGGCCCGCTGTGCGACGAGCCCCGAGACGATGCCGACGGTGAAGGGCAGAGAGCCGCCCTGCTTTTCTGCGGCAGGAATGAGGACTTGCTGAGCAAATTCCACAACCACCGCAGGCAAGTTTCCAATCGGCATTCTCATGGCTTAACCCCGGTTGACGTTGATGCTGCCAGTCACCGGCTGAACCGCCGGAGCCGCGGCTGTGGGCGCAACCCACGAGTTGTAGCGTTCCATCACTTCAGGGCAGATCGCTGTGCGCGGGATAACCGTGTGGGTGATCTGGTTCAACGTGTTGTTGATACCGGCGACAGCGTTGTTGAGCTGGGCAATACCACAGCCGCACGTCTGCGCAACGGAATCAATTCGCGCACCAAGTTCGGAACGCACCAACTTTTCGCGGAGATCAGCAATTTCGCCGTTCTTGGCCTGCTGGGCTTCGAGCACCGCAACACGTTCGCGGTTGCTCGCGGCTTCCTGAGAGAGCGGCGTGATGAAAGCCATCAAACGATTTTCGAGTTTCTCGTTTTCAGAGCGCGTCGCCTGATAAAGCGTCGCGTCCCGATTGTCCGAGTACTTCTGCGAAGTGAGCTCGGCGATCTTGGCGTCCTTTTCAGCAATGACGCCCATCGCGGCCATCTGCGGGGCGCAGTTGTTTCCACCAAAAAGGCCGCCGAGGATTCCACCGTTGCCGTTATTGGCAGAGCCAAGAAAGCCGAGGGAGCCCAAGACAAGGGCAGGGATGCCTACACCATTAGCGAGGCCTTTAGAAGCAAATTCAGCCATAGCAAACTCCTTTTGCTATGGAACTCGAGGTTCTATTTGGCGCTCGGTTGGCGCTGGCTAGTAGGCTCAGAGGCCTTGCGATCGATGGCGACCGAAGCTTTACACCTCGGGCACTTTGCTACGATCTTGCCCCGAAGATCGGGGCTTATGTCAAAGAGACGTTTCCCGCAATGCGGGCAGAGCACTTGTTCCATGATTTGCCCTTCCTAAAACTCTGTGCAGGAAGGACTTTAAATTCAGGGCTCTTCTTCATTCGTCAGGGCATCCGCCCAACGCTGCATGAGCGCCCGTCGTTGCTCGAGAAGATCGGCTCTGTAGTAGGCCACCGTGGTGTTCGTTCCCCACCGATGCCCGAGGGACTTTTCTGCCTCCGCGTCGGGCTCGTGGTTTAAGGCGCACCAGTCACGGAAGGTGGAACGAATCCCGTGGGTCGTTATCTGCGGCGGCTCATCCTCATCCTCGTTTTCCTCCCCCTCAGACTTAGCCGGGGCGAGGCGGGGGCATATTTCCTGCAGATTATCCAAGACAGACTTTTTATCTACGTGCCTGCCCGCGCCTTTTCCTTCGAAGACAAAAGCTCCTTGCGAAGCCATGGCAAGCGCTTCTTCAGCAAGAGACGACAAAGGAATGCGAAGGGTGTCGTTCGTCTTTCGGTGCTTGTCCGGGCAAGTCCAAACCCCCGGCTGCAGCTCGCCTGGCTCCGCCTTACAAGCTTCGTCAACACGGCAGACCGTGGCTATGACAAAGAGCAGGCAAGCCCGAACTTTGGAAGGGTGCGCTCGGATGAAACGAACGGCGTGGCGAAGTTCGGCCATGGTTGGGGTGACAAAGTGCTCCGTTTTGTGCACCTTCCCCAGGGCGGGGAGTTTGGTGCTGAGCTTGCCTTTCCAAACGGCAGGATTTGGATCGTCGCGGTAGCCATTGTTGATGGCCCAATCAAACAGCGCCTCAAGCCTGACGCGGATAACAGAAGCGGTCGGGGGAATGGATACCCACAATGGCTCCAATAGGCTAAAGATATCTTGCCGCGTAATCGTATCGATAGGCATAGCGCCGATCACCGGGGCAACGTGGGTAAGCATGGTGCTGCGCCAGTGCTTGTACTGCGCTTCCGTTTTCCAACGACGCAACTTGCGTACCCCTTCCAAGCCTATTGGAAGAAATTCGGCGAACGTCGGCTTCGGCGCCGCTTCTTTGGTTTTCTCCTCTGGCTTGCTGGTAAGGCAGACGGCAACGGCGTGCTTTGCGTCTCGCAATCCTATGGAATCCACGGTACCGAGGCTGCGCTCGATGCGCTTCCCGGCAATGGTTCCGCGGAACACGTAATACTCGTTGCCGTTCTCCCGCGCGTAAATGTATAGATGATCTGCGACTTTAACTTTGGTTATCTTTGACACTTTGTTCCCCCGATTGTTCCCCGATTTGCGGCGTTGTTCCCCGCAAAAAGGCGTAGTCGGGCGAAGTCTAGCGAATAAACGCGTAGAAAGGCAAAGACTACTAACGTAATAAAATCAACGAGTAAAAAGAAAAGCCCGTGGATACGGGCTTAGCAGGAAATTCTATTCCTCTTTGTAGAAAAAACGAGTGAACATAGCAATTGCAGGACTTAGCAGGTTTGTTCCCCGATTTGTTCCCCGAAATTATTTTAGGATTTCGGCGAGGGCGTCGTGGTTGGCTGCGCTCCGTTGAT